CATCCGGGCTACATCATTGAGATGGCGGTAGAGCCCGTGGTTGTTCACGATTTTGCTAAGCAACCCGGTCAAACTGTTCAGCTAGATCGCTACCGCTTCTGGGGCAATCCTGGTAACAAGGATTCCCGAGAACGCACAGCTGATCAAACACTGGGCACTGCATCTAGCCGCTCTATTGTTAAAGACAAGGTTATGGTGACTCTTAAGGAGTACACCGGCCCTGCAGACCCGACTGATGCCACCGCACCCTCAACTTTCAAGGTTGCGCGTGAGACACTGCTGACCGCTCAGCGCTTGCTGCTTGATACCGGCAACCTGAACGTCTTCCACCAATCAATTGGTAGCCTTACGCTGCTTGATGATTATCGTCGTTGGCGCGATCGCGTCTTTGCCGATGAACTTTTCAAGGCAGAAGCTAATGGCGCATCTGACGGAAATAAAGGTGGTTACTACTACCCACTAGGTAAAACAAAGGCTAGTGCCGCTCCTTTCCTGACTTACTCAGGTACTGAGTCGGCCAAGTTTGATGTCAAGACCGACCTGCTTCAGGTGGTCAAGGACATGCGTAAGCGCAATGTCCCGACATTCGCCGATGGTTATTACCGTTGCATTGCAGATCCCACTGCAATGATGCACTTGAGGCAAAACGATGCCTTTAGGGAGATCGCACGCTATGCCGGTAATGGCATGGTGAACCCCCTGCAACCTGAGCAGGCTCCTAATGCCAACTTCTTCTATGGCATGGGTCCCGCTTATGGACAAGCAGGTTTCGTAGCTGGTCAACCCGTGATGCCGACGGGATTCCTATTTGAGGGAGTTCGTTGGTTCGAATCCACCAACCTGGCTGAAAAGAGCCTTCAGGTGACTATCGGCACCGGTATCACTAATACAGTGACGACTGCTGCTCCGATGATCTTCTTCGGTCCTCAAGCCGTAGGCGTGGGTATCGGCGGAAATAATGCAGGTATTCTCCTTAACAATAATGACGACTTTAGTCGCTTCATTATTATGATCTGGAGTCTCTTTGCTGGTTTTGAAGTACTGAACAAGGACTTCATCACCGTTGCTTACTCATTCGTATATTGAGGGAGGTAAGTAACTATGTCTAAGAAGATTTTCCCCGGTAACTGGGTTACCACTCTGAGCAGCTACCAAGGTCAATCCGTGGTTGCTCTCCCCGGTCGCGTGTATTGCCACAAGATCGGCTACGCACTTGTCGATTCCACTGGCGGCACATCATTTGATGTTGTCATCCCCAGCCCCGACCTGCGTGCAGACGACAAAGTAAGGTCTGACATCACAGGCCTGACCATTCCAGCTGGCGCTGTTGTCTATTCATTGGGCATCCGCGTATCCGACACTCGCAAGGACGTCGGCGTTGGTTCAGCTGAATCTGGCCTTGTCGGCACAAACACCGACACCCTGAAGCTGGCATCTGCTGTTAACTCAACTGCTGGTGGCGTGATCTCAGCCTCTGCGCTGGGCACAACCGCAGCAGACCTGACAGTAGCTAGTACCACCATTGCTCCTGGCACTGGTCGGTTCAGCTCTGCAGGCGCAACTCTCAGCGGCGCACTGACCCTCAAAGTCTTTGTTGCTGACAGTACTGGCGCTTCCGCTGGTTCCACTATCACCTCAACGGCAGCTGGTGGCACCCCGATCATCGTCGAAGTTTCTTACTACGTCGACGATGCAGTGGCGACCAAAGAAGACACATTCCTGCCTTATCAGACAGAGTCCTGATTAGGTAATTGTTTTCCCTAGGATGAGGGCTATTGGGTGACCATAGCCCTCATTTTTTGTACATATGGCTCTGTACCAGAACACTAAGACTGGCCAACTCGTTGAGTTTATTGGCTACCACGATAAAGAGTGGGCCATGGTTAAAAACTCCAGCGGTCAAGTCAACTACGTGGCGCTAGCCGACCTGGAAAGCTATGAAGCTTCTAAGGGCCGGACAGGAGAAAAGCCTCAGCCACAGTCAGCCGAGACTGAGGTTGACGAGGATAAGTTGCCCGAAACGATCATCCCTGCGGATACTCGTTTGAATTTGAATGTGGCGACAGCAGAAGCGATCGCCAAGCATGTCAAAGGCATTGGCTATGCCACAGCTAAGAAGATTGTTGAGCTCCGTCTCTCACTTCCTGCTGAGCGATTCAAAAGCTTCGATCAGCTCAAAAAGATTGGCCGCGTTGATTGGGATGAGGTCATTGCAGCTGACCTTATTTTCATCGCTTGATTTACATAGAATTAAGTGAGGTCGCTGGTTAATTATGGAGCTCAACGACTTCGATAAAAGCCGTTGTCGCTTCCATTTGGGGTACAACGTAGGAGCGAATCTTCCAGCAGGCGATATCGCCAGACTGGAAGAAGCGCTGGCCAGGGTCCCGGATAGTTACTTCTATTCGAGGATCCTGGAACACATGGATCGCTGCGATAAGGCCTTTAAGGTTTCGCAGGTGTTCCGCGTTGAAGATCAGCCACAGCCCAGCCGGGTTGAGCGCATTACGGGTGACACCGATCGTGCAATCTTCCAGTCAGAGCCCCTTAAGGCCGACAAGGATTACTGGGAGATCTACCTCCGTGAGACTGATCGTCTTGCGGAAACTCTTTACGTGGCGAACTATCGCCGCGACGAAGTGAGGCGATATGCCTACGACCGGGCCGGATCGGAATTCATTATGTCTATTCCTGGCCCTGCTGACACTGCTGTGGGCACTCGCGTAATTCAAGCCCAAGGCGCAATGAACTGGAGGTAATCAGTGGCTAAAGGTCAATGGGTGACAGTCCCCGCCAACCTGACTCAATCAGGGAAGCCCGAACGTCGCTATCAAATGAAAAGCGGCCAATACAGGACTACTGAGCCAGGTAGTGCTGAGTGGTACGACGAGATGTATGTCAAGCCCGCTAGCAATGCAATCGGAGGCGTCCGTGAGTTTTTAGGGGGCCTTCCAATCGTTAAAGGGGCGATGAATGCGGACCCGACACCGAAAACGCAGCAGAAAGGTCCAACCTCTTTTGCAGATGCCCTAGTAGGTACGCCATTCGTACTAAATGGCGTCCTTGGGTTCAAGAACCAGGACGGCAAATTCCAAGCCAGAGGCGACATGGAAGGGCCTGTCGATGGATTGACGATTGATGAATCCTCTCTCCCATCTCAGGAGAATCCGCCGGCACCGCCACGCAATATCCTTTCGGACGACGCCAACGCACGCGACTCGGCGTACCAGGCGATGAAGCAGCAATACGCACCGCAGGCAGATATCTGGGGAACTGACGAGGGCAAGGCAATCCTTGCCGCAGCGCAGTCAAACCAATACGGCGGGGAGGCTGCAGGCTTAGCTGACTACTACAGCAACCAGCAGAAGGCAGGCATTGGAGCCATGCCAGAGATCATCGACGCCATGGGTTACACGGGCGACATGGCTAAGTGGGCTGAGGCCAACCCAGCGCTGGCAATGCGTGAGTACAACAAGAAGTTCGCCAACTCATACGAAGGGACTGGCCCTGATAACGCTGCCATTCAGCAAGCGATGGACCAGGGCAAGTACTTCCCATCAGAAGGAAGCCCTAACCCACTGGGCGAGACAGGGGTAGCCACTGACATGAATATGGCGCAATTCGCAGAGACGCAGCCGGTGGCGATGCAAGCGACTGGCAACACTCCTTTCTTTACTGACTCGACCGGGATTCCGGGACTTGGAGGGAAAGACCTCTACAACAAATACGCACTCATGCTGGGCAACAAATGACTAAAGCAAATTTTTCCAGCGAAGAGTTTTCTAAGCACCGGCAGGGGCCAAAAAGGTCTTTGCGCTTAAACGAGTGGTACGAGAATTCAACCGGCCATCGCGAGGCTAAGCAGTTCTTTAGCGCTACGCCGAATGGTGTACCTAATAACCCTACTAATTTTCAGTCCTACACACCTACAAGCAGCAGGTTTTCTCCTGAGGGGCAACCCGATGGTGATGTTGTCTTTCGCAGGAATCCTTATGGGGATGCTGAGCAAGTAGTTCAACAAGAAGGCCCAATGGCTACAAGGCCTACTCAGATGGGTAACTACTTCAACAGGCCGATGCACGATTCCAAGCTGGATCGTCCGAACTTTATACAAACACCTGGTCCTGCGTCAGGCATGAGTACTAGCTTCGGCGGTTTTGGCAAAGGCCCTAGTCGTAATGAGCGAAGGGAGCGAAGGGAGAGAATTAAGGGCAAAAAGATGGCAGATTTCGCGGATCGGATGGAAGCGGGTGGCTTCGTTGGCAGGGAACACATGGATAACTTTAGTGGAGGCCCTAGAGAAAAGATGGATAACTTTGGCGGAAGGAAGAATTCAACAGGGCAAAGCTATGACGGCTATATCAGATAAACGCCGTACCGGTCTAAGTAAGATTAGTTAAACAGGAGTCGTAAATTGGCAACCAGTAGTTCCAATAAAATGCCGCTGCTGGTTGACAGGCCGCTGCATTCATTTGCAACGCTTGGCGGCGCAGCAGCACTGACTACATCAACGGATTTCAATACTCCCAGTGGTGGCGGATGCGTCTTGCTGGTGGATTGTCTAAGCAATGACGGAGCTGTCGTAGACAGCATTTCGGTCATTGCTAACGAGGCAAGTACTACAGCCTCAAAGGTTTTGGTGTTCTTGAGTATTGCTTCTAACGCAGCAGCAATCAGCTCAGCAAACACAGTTTGCGTAGCCAACGAAACGATTAGTTCTTCGGCAGCTGGAGAGAGAACCAATATCTCACTACCCCCTCTTTCGATACCTGTGCCAAACCTCGGCGGCAGCTCGTCAGCAGGCGAAACGGACAAGAAGAATACAGGTTTGTATGTGCCTTCAGGAGCCGTTATTTACGTCGGAGTGACGCAGGCTTTGACTGCGCCTAGCTCATCCACTCGCGTTCACGTATTTGCACAAGGAGGATTCTTCTAATGAGTTTCGAGCAAAATGTTACCGAGTGGTATAGGAATTACTTAGGCCGAGCGCCAGACAAAGGCGGCTGGGACAATTACATGGGCCAGCTGCAACGCGGTCGCAATATCTATGAAGTTGCCCACGAAATTCAATATTCGAAAGAGGGCAGGGAGTACGCAGCAAAGCAAGCAGCAGATGCAGCCGCTAGGACTCGTGGTGCGATGGCAGACGTCAGGTATCACGCGGATCAGCAGGTCCAAAGGGCAAATAACCAACTGCTTGCTCTGCAAAACAAAATCGGTGGATATGAAGATCGCATACGAGGATTTCAAAGAGATATAGACGATTACAGGTTTAGAAATAATGAGCTTCAAGGGCAGTACACGAATGCGCTTGGACAGGTTCAAGATTGGACAAATAAAGCAAATGAATTCCAGAAGCAATCAGCTGACTGGGAGGATCAGTTCAACCAGCGAACTGTGGATTGGGAGACGGCCCGAGACGAAGCCCAGAGGTATCGCAATGAAGCGGTAGGTCGACAATTGCAAGGCCTCCGAGGCGGTGCAACAGCGGGCGGCTCGAACAACACCCAGGGAGGAGGTGGCACTCTTGCTTCAGGGAGAACCGGCTATAGAGCCTTCGACGACAAAGCAATAGAAATCGAAAAGAACATCCAGGCAGAAAGCGGAGCGCTTTCAAGTAAAGGCCCAGTGGTTCAGCGAATAGCAGCAAGGCGCCCTGCTGGCAATCAAGCCCAAAGGCAGGCTCAAGGCCAAGGTGGCTCAGGCAGCTACTACGCATCGCGCTTTAGATAATGTCGATACTCCACGCGTTCCGAGGCGATCAAGGTGGCTTCGGACTTCAGTCATACAACAGAGCCCGAGCTGCTGGCCTGAACCCCAAGCAGATTGCTGCTGCAATGGGCTCGTCTGGAATGTCACTGGGCTACAGGGCTAGGGATGCAATCATCCGTGATACAGCTAGTCAAGCCGAGGGACTAAAGCAGCAGCGCAATGCAGCACAGAGCCAAGCAGCGAGCTTGCGTTCTCAGTACGAAGGGCAGATCGCTGACTACAAAAAACGGCTTGATGATTACAGCGGCAGAGTCTCCAGCCTGACCAATCAGTATCAAAGCGCTCTCAAGGATTCGCAGGGCTATCAGGCGCAAGCAACTGAATGGCAAGGCAAGTACACCAAGAAATCTGGAGAGTACGAAGCAGCAAAGCAAGAGGCTGATCGCTACCGCAACGAAGCTGTTGGAAGACAGCTGTCACAAATTCGCAGTGGTGGCACTACTAAGGGCTCGCAGGCGAGCGTCGGGGGTGGCATCGGCGACTACAGAAAAGGCGGTCAAACCTTCCAGTCTGGAGACACGGCTCTCACGAGAGCCGCCAAAGCAGAGGGCGGATTGACTGACAGCGTCCTGAATCGAAAGGGACCTGTCGTCGAGCGGCTTCAAACCCGCGCCAGTCAAACCGCTCCAGGCGGTAATTCCAACCAGGGCTTGGCGAGCGGTCGCACAGGCACCAGCTACTACGCATCACGCTTCCGTTAGATCATGGCTCGTACAGGTATTGGCGCTGCATATGTTCAGCGCGAAATGGCAAAGGGACGCACAATGGCGTCCATCCAGCAAGAAGCAAAAAACGCGGGCTACGAGATTGGAGCCAAAGCGCAGCAAATGTTCAACAGGGGCGGCACGTATGACCCGACTCCTGCTCCAGGACTAAGCGCAACATCAGACGAAGGCAGGACGGGGATCGGCGCTACCTACGTGCAGCGTGAACTCACTCGTGGCCGAACACTGCAAGATATTCAGAACGAGGCAAGGAGCAAGGGCTACACAATTGGCGGTAAAGCCCAACAGATTTTCGACAACGCCGCAGCGCGTAATAACGACTACTCGGACAACTACGGCTTGCCCCCCAGCGGTCGATTCTTCGACCCCTCGAATTTTTCGGGGATGGAAGACAGGATGGATGATGGTGGCTTCGGCGACCACGCCCTAGGTCGGGCTAGGGCCGCTGGATACTCCGATGCGCAGATCCGCTCAACCCTGGCAGCGTCAGGAATGATGATTGGGCCTAAGGCGGCCAAACATCTTGGCGTCATGCCAGGCAAGACTTTCTATACAGGGCCGGACGGCAACAGGCGGCCACTGGACGTCTGGAAAGATCCCTCCACGGGCAGGACGAAGACCAGAGAGTTTCCCGTTAGCTACACCGGCCAGGCAGGTACAAGAAAAGGCAGGCCTGAGCTTCTCCCGTACAACGCCTACAACTCCCTCATCAATAAGCCGTTTGACCACAACTATCTCTTCACCTACGGCGGGGAAAGTGGCGGCGAGTCCATGGGCACCTATGGCTATGTGGGTGAGGACAAGGATGCATACAGCGCTTATTCCGAGCCTGACTGGAATAAGTACGTCGGAGAAAACGGCTACAACAATCCTCGTCCCGACTTGACTGGCGACCTTGATGATCGAGGCAGAGCCCGTCCCTCTGCAAATCCATACGCAAGCCAGTACAAATCAACATTCGATAATGCAGTTTCGACTGGCGGTGGCATTCCAAGAGAAGAGCCTGTTGGAGCCATGGGAGAGACAGCCGGAGTGCCAGAGGCTGCACAGGTGACTGACTATCGACCGACTGCAGAAGAGCCAACCTCGGTAGATCCTGCACCTGGAGATGCCGAAGATGGTCCTGTCGTCGAGCAAATCAAGACAGGCCCTGCCCCTACCTCTACTGAGACGGGCCAGCAACTCAAGAGCAACCGTGGCTATCTGACGTCTGGCCGAATACGCAACTATTACAACTCTCGGTTTGGCCGGAGTGCGTAATGGCCAAGAGACTGGGTTCCAATCTGGGGCGGAATCTAGGACTTCCGTCCATCAAAAGACCCGTCTCTCAGGGAGCTAAAGGCTTATACCCGCGTGCGGGCACTGGGGCCGGTCAATACGGCTCGGTTCAGTTTCCAACGATCGTCGAGCAGTACAACAGGGAGTCAGACTTCAAACGCTGGAAGCTTGGTCAGGAGTATTACTTCGGCAAAGGCAGGACATGGGGCGATCGTCAGTTCAACATCCTCGCCAGATTTTTGAACCAGAACCCATCGTCAACAACTGACGAAATCGAAGAAACGGGAAGTAGAGAAGTTGTCACTCTTTTCCCCAGCTCAAGCAGCCCGGAAGGCGCTTGGTATGTCGCCACTCGTGTTCGTGGCAGTTTCTTATTCCCTCAGCCAATACAGGCGTCAGCTCTGACCTACAACCAAACTGACCCGGATCCGAATAACCACACGTTCACCTATGACGTAACCGGGATCTACAACGGCTCCCAGCTAGGCATCTTCAATGTCTGTATCGGCGATCAGTTTGAGGACTCAGCAAGCGGACCTAGCTTCCCTGGCGACCTGGTCGAAAAAGACATCGACAGTGTTGCGTTCACGTTGATTGGAGTTTCCGTCGGCAGCATGACGCTGACGTTTGATCTGTCAAAGCCTCAGAGAAGAGTCAAACGGAATGGGAATATCTATTGGAAGAAAGAAAAATATGATCCCGACGACCCATCGATACCGACACTGACTTGGAAAGGAGACGGCACAAAACATTTATGCTCATCGTTCAGCTTTTTTTGCTGCTGTCCTGATTGCCTAGGTGGAGCAGTCGCCAATCTCGACGACCCAGAACCGAAAGCAACCCTCGAAACCTTTCCGCTCCCAAACGCGAACAGAAGTGTATTCAGCGCATGGGAGCGACAAGGTGTTGGCTATTACCGTCAGTGGCGGACTTTGCCTGAACGCAAAGACCAAAGAAGGGAATGCAAACATATTCATGCGCAGCGATGGGCATGCGGAGTGCCATGGCTGGAGCCTGATGACTACCCAACTGCCATTGAAAGGGACCTCCTTGAGTTCAGCTCTGCGTATGAGAAGGCATTAGACCCAGAGGAATACATGGATTATTTTCGAAACAGAAGACTAAGCTTCGATCGATTCGTTTTGACTATCGCAGAATCAGCAGGCTTAGTTATCTTCCCCGGTGGCGATGTCAGAGACAACATTCGTCCATTCGGTGGACCGATGTTGTGGAACGACAAAGTAGAGCCACTAGCTTCATGGTGTAGAAATAATGACTGGTGGATGGAGCGAGGCACTCAAAACCTCAAGTGCTTCAACGCGACAACACAACAGTTCCAGGAAATAATTCCTAAGAGTGGCACCGATTATCCAATACTTAATTTCTTGAGCGACAGCGATCCATTAACGCCAAAGATTGTCCCTTGAGCTTCAATAGAATAACGATGGAGGCATTTTATTCGCCGTGACAACTGAGCCTCTTAATCCTCGCGTTGACCCTCTTTACGGAGGGCGTTTCGCAGAAAATACATCAGGCATTATTGCCGCAATCAATGCTTGCATCCTTGCATCAGGAGGAGTCGTGAGGTCGTATCCCGCTAATACAGCTGGAATCATCCAGGCATTAATGGACCTGGAGACAGCAATAGCTGGCGGCAGTGGCGGGGGTGCTACCGCACAGACAAGAGCAACTCTGGCTCCGACGACTTCTGGCGAAATCCTCAACGCAGGAGAAGCGGTATATGTAAGTAGTGCAGACGGCAAGGTCTATAAAGCTACAAGTCAAAACACATTCGAGAAAGCGAATGTTCTTGGATTAGTCAAAGCAAGCGTTGTAGCTGCCGACAAGCCTACAACTGTAATTGTTAGAGGCCCTTGCATCTCGCTAACTGGTTTAACAGCAGGATTGGAATACTTTTTAGATCACGATGGAAGCATTACATCCACGCCACCTAATGGCGGTGGATTGTATTCAGTGCATCTAGGCACTGCGATCAGCTCGACGATCCTTGACGTTCAGCCAGTTCCTCCGGCTCTGACGACCTAATGAACAGACATCCACTTGTATTAGTTAACGGCATCGTCCAAGAGATGCCGGCCAATGATCGCGTAATTAACGGCGGTAATATCCCTCGCCAGGGAACAGCACCAGCACCAGCGGTCGACGGCGACCAATGGTATGACACGTCCAATAACGCCCTGATGCTTTATTCGGGCAGCAATTGGATATCTGTTGGAGGAGCCTCAGGCGGCGGGTCAGTTGTCGTATCCCCTACTGCCCCGACGACACCTTCAGATGGCTCGCTTTGGTATGACACTGCCGAAGGTTTCTTGAAGGTCTACCTGGCTGCAACTGTTGAATGGGTGCCATGTCAGATGGCATTTTTCATCCAAGACACTGCACCGACTACAGGATTTAACCAAGGAGATATTTGGTATTCGCCATTGCTAAACGTGTTTAGCATGTATGTAGCAGGCTCAACAAATAGTTGGGTCCCAATGGGCTCTCAGCTCTCTGTAACTGATATTCTCGCTTTCGGTTGATGGCAACATTCAAAAGATATCAGGCTTCTGTTGGGAGTCCAGCATCAGCACCTTCTGCGGAAACTGTTTACACAGTCCCCAGCAGCAAGACGTCAATCGTGACCGGACTGACAGTTGCCAACGTCTCGGACTTTGATCTACCACTAGACGTCTTCGTCACCGTTGGCAGCACCGATTACTACTTGGCAAAAGGCCTGCGAATTGGTCCGGGTCAGCAAAAACGTCTGACTGGGATGGAAAAGATGTGCCTAGGCGCTGATGACATCCTCAAAGCGGATGCACCGACAGTGGACGGTGGTTCGACAGATACCTTCGTGGTCTGGCTCTCTGTTTACGAAGACGTCTAATGGCAATCCAATTAATCAAAGAGGTTTTAACGCCTCAGGTTGAAGAGTTCTCACCGCCGGTCGGGAAGAACGCTTATAGCTTCAGCTTGAATGTGTCTACAGGTCATCTCGATGTTGTCAGAAACCCTGGCGGCAACGAAGTTAAGATCCCCGACCTTTCTATAATCAGAATTGACGACTACCAGGAAACTGTGTGGTCAGACAAGTTGTTGAATTTCAGCTGGTCATCAGCTACACCCGGACACCTGATCTGTGAGATCGTATGAGCACAATTATTGATCTCGGCAAACTGAGATTCCAGTTCCGGGATGCATACGTCAATACCACACAGTACGAATACAACGACGTCGTTATCTATGGCGGCGATGTATTCGTCTATATCAACGTAACCTCAGGGACGGGCAACATCCCGACCAATACGACCTACTGGTCGAAAATGGTCAGCGGCCTGAACTCGACTGGTGCATGGAGTTCGGCGACGACTTACCAGAACAACGACCTGGTAACCCACGGCGGTTCTCTGTATCGAGCCACTGCACCCAGCACGAATGAAGAGCCACCCAACACTTCTTACTGGGCAGTTGTTGCTGGCGGCCTGACGTTTAGAGGTGACTGGGCTACTGCGACGGTTTACCTGAAGGACGACCATGTCGTTCACCAGGGATCTGCATTCCGTGCGCTTTCCAAGCACACGTCAGCAGGAACATTCCTGGCTGATCTAAGTGGCGGCAAATGGGAGCGTTACGCGCAAGGCACCCAGAACCGCAGCGCCTATGCGACATCGACTGATTACTTTAAGGGCGACCTCGTTCAGACCGGAACTGCTCCAAACCTGGATCATTTCATCTGCACGGCAGACCACACTTCAGACGCCTCCGCAGACCCTGGCACTTCACCTGAAAGCACAAACTGGACCCGACTTATTGCTGGCACGTACACAAGCAGCAATCAAGATCGGCAATACGCTTTCTTCGTTGGTTACTGATGTTTAGAAGAGCCGCTGCTTTGAAGGCAAGGCAGCGGAAAGCTTTAACAGCCAAAGCGAAACGAAGGAATCCTGTTAATAGGTCAAGTTCGCAGCAACGTATCAACTCTCGGCAAGATCTACGCGCTCATGTAGAGCGTGAAAACGAAGGCACCTAATTTCACTTTATACTTAATACAAGTGGCAGGCACGCTGCCCGACTGATCGCTAATTAGGTATGGCTTCGGGTATCAAGGGGAGTTCAAAACCTTCCGGGGGAACTCCAACTTACGCAACTACTGCGTTATTTACGGCAACAGCTACGACAACGCTGATTCTGTCGGTCTGCAATCAATCTGCAGCAGCAGATACCGTAAAGATTGCCGTGATTCCCGCTTCGGAGTCAGCTTCTAGCGGTGCGATTGGAGCACAGCATTACATCGAGTTCGACTTCTCTCTAGGCGCGAACACTGCCTACGAGCGAACCGGAATCACGATGGAATCTGGCGCAAGGCTGATCGTTGGATCAGGCGCTGGATCTCTTTCATTCGTGGCCTACGGCCTGGAGTCCTGATAAATGGCAAAGTACGGACGCGTCACAAAAGAAAAGCTGGTCCTCGAAGTTTGCGAGCTCGACCCAGCGAAATGCTTTCACCCTGATATCGCCAAAGAATTTGTCTCTGTTCCTGACGACGCAGAGGCTGGCGACACTATCAAAAGCGGCAAAGCCGTCAAGCCTGAAGAGCCCAAGGAGGCGCCTAAGCCTCCGGCTGAAGACAAGTTGCTGGTTAAGCAGCAGTTTGACGCATGCCTAACTCGGGCACAGCGCATTGCCCTGAAAAAGCTCGGAGAATCTGACGATGAAGTGAAAGATCTTCTTGAACAGATGACGACGAGCAACCACATCAATATTGATGATCAAGAGAACAAGGATCTTCTTGCTCGTTTAGTCACTGACAAAGTGATCGACCAAGCTGCTCTTGACAAAGTCAACGCACACAAGAGCTAAAAGATGGGACGTCGTTTTCCAGGAACAGGCGGCGGAGGTGGCGGCGGCGGCGCCGGTGGCGGCGGTGGGGACTTAGGTGAATTCAACCAAGTCAGAATGTATAAGTGCTACGGCACTTACTACTGGTTCAAGCCGGCGAACCTAAAAGCAGGTAGTCGTATTCGCGTTTACGTCTGGGGCGGAGGCGGGAACGGCAACGACCACAACACTTCTATCGGAAGGGGCGGTGGCGGTGGCGGCTTGGCCATCAAATACATCGATGAGTCCGCATTGGGCTCAACAGAGACGATCACTGTTGGCTATGGCAGTCAGTCAATGACTGCTACTGGCCAAACATCGAGCTTTGGTAGCCATTGCTCAGCGACCGGCGGTAACTCTGGACGTAACAACGCCTCCAACCAAGGAGCAAGTGACTACGGCATTGGTGGATTAGGTATTGGCGGAGATATCAACAAACGAGGTGGACAAGGTGGCTTAGGCTATAACGGTGGCACTAGCAACGCCGGCGGAGGCGGTGGCGGATCAGCGCCATCCCCTAGCGGACTGAAAGATGGCCATCGAGGTGGCCACGGAATCTCGACACGCTCAGGCGGAGGCGGAGGCGGTATCGGAGGCCACGGAGGGGATAGCACTTCTTATATGGGAGGAGGCGGAGGTGGTTCGGCAACGCCTGCAGCTAACATCGGTGAAGAATACAGAGCTAACGGCCTCGGCGGATCTGGAATTCTTGGAGCGGGCGGTAGCGGCGGAACTGTGTCCTACACCTACGCCAGCTACGGCGGCTCAGGTGCCGGTCAGGGCACTTCAGGAGAAGGTGGTGCGATCATTACGCCGAATCAAATTATTTTCGGCGGCGGCGGCGGTGGCGGCGGGTTCGCTTATACCCAATCCACTTATCAAACAATAGTCAACGGAACTAGCGGCGGTCCAGGCGCTGGTGGCGGCGGGATAGGTGAACATCAAGGTACAGCTATTTATGCCCAGGCCGGTCAGGGAGGAATACTTGGCGGAGGCGGAGGTGGTGCTCAATACATGTACGCAGGCCACGGCGGCAATGCTGGCGGCGGAGGAGGTTGTGGCTATGGCAGCGGAACTTATACCGGAAATGGCGGTGACGGCTTAGTGATTATTCAGTATCGAATCGAGTTGTAAAACGATGGCCAATTTTCACTCCTATCTCTACAACGTCGTAGACGTTTACGACTGTTACGGCTCTTTTACATGGACGAAGCCAAGCGATATTGATGAAGACAAACCAATCCTGGTTCATGTCTGGGGTGCTGGAGGAAGCGGAAGCGACGCCTATAACGGCGGCTCCTCCAGCCAGGCGGCGAGTGGTGGTGGCGGTGGTGGCTTAGCCGTCAAGCTTATTGACGTGTCTTCGCTTGGCTCGACTGAGACAGTAACTGTCGGCGATACCGCAAATGCTGCAGCCCAGGCTGGGACATCCAGCTTTGGGGCTCATTGTTCCGCAAGTGGTGGAAATGGCGGTAGGAACTCTACTACCAACCAAGGAATAAGCGCATACCAGGTTGGTGGAATGGGTGTTGGCGGAGATGTCAATAGAAGAGGCGGAACGGGTGGTACTGGGTATTACGCAAGCACCTCAAATTGCGGAGGCGGAGGTGGAGGATCTGCTCCTGCTCCCTATGGACACCACAATGGATACCAGGGTGGAGATGCCTCTTCATACGGAGGTGGCGGTGGTGCTGGAATTGGAGGCAGAGGAAATAATGGAGTTTACGTTGGCGGTGAAGGCGGCTCTTCAATGGGGATTAGCGCTGAATCCCAAAGTCGGTCCAGTTATTACGCCTGCTCACCAGGCGCATCTGGATTATTCGGAGCAGGAGCTTCGGCTTCTGTGAGGAGACTCCTTTACACGACTTATGGAGGCACTACCGCCAGGAATGGAGAACCTGCTCAAGGAACAATGATCCTTACTCCTAATGCGATTCACCTCGGAGGAGGTGCTGGTAGCAGTGGATGCACGGGAGCCATAAGCAGCGGTTATGCAACAGGTCAGTGCAACAGTGCCGGACCAGGAGCAGGAGGTGGTGGTGTTGGCTCTATGAGCACTAATACATTCATGAATCCAGGGAATGGTGGGTGGCTTGGTGGCGGAGGCGGAGGAAGTTCTTATGCGGGGGCAGGATTTGGAGGAAACGCCGGAGGTGGCGGGGGCAATGGTTACTACTCCACACAATCCACAGAACCACAGAACGGCGGAGAAGGGTTAATTATCATCCAATACGCCAGGAAGTTTGACTAAAAAGTTTAATTACCGCAGCTAGTAGACTAAAAACAGTCAGTGCCCAAGCGTACCTTTAGATAAATCATGGGTAGAAGATTTCCAGGAACAGGCGGCGGCGGCGGAGGTGGCGGCGGCGGCGGCGGCGGTCTCCCCGGCGAATTCAATCAATTTGAGTTATTTAGCCACGCAGGTAGTTATACCTGGGAGAAGCCGGCAGGGCTTGTCGAAGGTAGCCGCATTCTTGTTCATTGCTGGGGCGCAGGCGGGGCCGGTGCTTACGGTGGATATGCTGGAACTGGCGATGACACCTATGGCGGCGGCGGCGGCGGACTAGCCGTTAAATACATCGACGAAAGCGCTCTGGGTTCAACAGAGTCACTGACGATTGGTACGGGGTCAGAGACTTACAGCAGCGTGGGCGGAACATCGAGCTTTGGTAGCCATTGCTCAGCGACCGGCGGCAACTGTGGCGGCAATTCTTCCTCTAACCAAGGGGTAAGTGGTAAGGGTATTGGTGGCTTAGGCATTGGTGGAGATATCAACAAACGAGGTGGACAAGGTGGTGCAGGGTATTACTCCACCACTTCCAACCTTGGCGGTGGTGGAGGTGGATCTGCCCCAGCACCTTACGGAGACAGAGCTGGTTTTACGGGCGGAAGCGCTAGCACATACGGATGCGGCGGAGGCGCCGGCATCGGAGGCAACGGTGGATACGGCTCTTACACAGGAGGCGGCGGAGGCGGCAGTGCAGGCGCTGGAAAGGACTCCAATAACACCAGTTATTACAGTTGCGGAAACGGTGGAGCAGGAATCCTCGGCGCAGGCGGAACTGGTGGAGCTGCTTACTACGGCTACGTCACCTATGGCGGCGGTAATGGAACAGCAGCAACGCATGGCAAGGGCGGAGTCATCCTGAACCCAAACGAAATTGTTTTTGGAGGAGGAGGAGGAGGAGGAGGTACCTGTCTTCTTATTAGCTCTGGGCATGTCACCATTCCTGGAGCCCCTGGTGGCCCTGGCGGTGGCGGCGGTGGCGTTGGCGCTTACTCGTCGTCGTACAGCTACTACATCTGTGCAGGCGGAGGAGGAATACTTGGCGGCGGAGGAGGTGGTGCTCACTACCAGTCAGGCGGCCATGGCGGCAACGCCGGTGGTGGTGGTGGCGCAGGACACTCCGATTCCTATATCGGTCACGGTGGTCACGGGCTGATTATCATCCAGTACAGAGTGGCTTAAATGGCAAACTTCAAAAGCTATTTTTACAACGAATACAGAATTTATAAGTGCTACGGCTCTTTTACATGGACGAAACCAAGCGATATTGATGAAGACAAACCAATCCTGGTTCATGTCTGGGGTGCTGGTGGTGGTGGCGCTGATTACAACCTCACCAACCAAAGTTCCGGCGGCGGCGGTGGTGGATTAGCTGTCAAACTTATTGACGTGTCTTCACTTGGCTCGACCGAGACGGTAACTGTCGGGCAGGCAGACACAGGGAGTGGCGTTGGTGGTACTTCTAGTTTTGGTTCACATTGTTCGGCTTCAGGAGGAAATGGCGGCGGAAACTCAGCCGCTAATAATGGAGCTTCTGGTTATGGCGTTGGTGGCATAGGAATTGGCGGGGATAGCAATAAAAGAGGCGGAACTGGTGGATCTGGTTTCTACTCAGATAGCAACAACAATGGCGGCGGCGGTGGCGGTTCAGCCCCAGCTCCTTATGGAGTACAAAATGGATATAACGGCGGTAGCGGCTCTACCTATGCAGGCGGCGGCGGTGGTGGCATAGGAGGCCAAGGCACGCAAGGGAACTATGTGGGCGGAGCTGGCGGCTCGTCTATGGGCATAGCAGCGAAGTCCGAGAGCCCATCGAGCTACTACGCCAATCAGCCAGGTGCTTCTGGACTGTTTGGAGCAGGATCCAATGCAAGCAGTAATCAGATGAATTACACGACATATTCAGGTACATCCTCAGAAGCTCACCAATCTGCGGAAGGTGAGCCAATTATTGATGCCAATAACATTTACTTTGGAGGCGGCTCCGGCACTGGTGGCTGTTTCTATGTTCAAAGTACTTATCACGTAGAAGGTAAAACTACTTGCGGTGCGCCAGGTGCTGGCGGAGGCGGAGCAGGAAAAAGTTCTACTTATAACTACATCCAAGACGGAGGAAATGGTGGCACGCTTGGCGGAGGCGGAGGCTCGTCCGCATACTCTTCAGGCGGCAATGGCGGCAATGCTGGCGGTGGTGGTGGTTCTTACGTCAAGATATACCACACTAATCTTAGTGCTAAGGGAGGCGAAGGCTTAGTCATTGTTCAATATGCGAGGAAGTTCTCGTGAAGAAAGCTAATACCATCATGGATTTGGCATTCAAGGTTGTAGTCGCTGGCAACCTTATGTTTGTCAATTACACGTTCTTTACGGCATACAGCAAACTGAAAGGAGCGCTCAATCTGTTCCAGAGCGACATGGCTTTGCAGATGGAGCAAAGACTCACTGAAGAGTACGAATACATAACCAAAGACTTAAGCAAAATGCAGGAAGACCTGCTGGAATCGCAGAAGGCTTTGATACCAAGCCCAGCAAAGGTGCAAACAGGACCGGGCTTGCCACTGCCCTTCTGAGTTGTCTATTCCAGATATAGGAATAGATGCGAACTCTATTCCAAATATTGGAATCAATGTTCAACCACCACGGCAAAACTTATTAGCGCCAAACTTACCTCATGGCGTGAGCATGCAGTTGCCAATAGTCAACATGCCAGGTTGCGTTGAAGCACACGTTGACTCTGAGCTGCAAACTGGTTTAACGACAAGCGATCCAGACCGAGTAGCGATTTACTGCGACTCTGGGATGCCATCTTTTAATGCAATGTCGTATGAGCCGAATAAGTTAACACCAGTACGTGAGGGCAATCTGCCAAAGATTGGTAATACAGATACTGAAACTCAAGAGTCGTCAGAAACACCTGCTCTGCCAATTCCAACCCAGCCAATTCAAACGGCAAGCACCGCGAAACGCAAAGCCTCCTCAAAGCCACAATGCGAAGACGGCGAATTATTGCGCGATGGAAAATGTATCGAGATCGTTGAGCCAGAAACTCCAGTCATTGCTCAGGTGGCCGAAAAGTATTTGCCACCACTGGAAGCGGTCACGACCACAGCGACTATCGCAACCGTCGCCACGGTGTCAGCACTATTAGCTAAGCCTGTAGCTGACTTCTTGCTCAAGTTGATCAAGCCCTTGATCAAAAAGATCATCGGCAAGATCAAGAAAGCTATGGGGGCGAAAGTGCAAATCCGCTCAGTCCGCCAACGTCGCCTATCTCAGCGTTCGAAGAATCAAGTGATTCGTCAAGCCCGAGATCTGATGGGGTGATCTCAACCTCGTGGACATGCGGTGCCATCTGCACCTTCTTTGGTTCAACGACTACGTCTGAGCAAACGTGATACAAAGGACTGGTCGAGGCGAAGCGAATGCCTTGCTGAGCAAGCTCCCCGCAGTGGCGAAGTTTTGCAATGGCAAAATCCAATCGCTTGTTCTCCAATATCTGCTGCTGAATGCGAGTCTGAGTGGACATCGCAGATTTACAGCGTTCTTGAATTCCCCCGTCGAGGGGGATGCTTACAGTCGCACTGAAGCCAAGACTCCAGTTGAAGGAACTCTTCTGACCTGTCCTGACTGGCTTGCTGTAGGCGATCGAGCCCCAGCCATTATCAGGCACTCCATCTGGGATTGGGTTTCCTTCATCATCGAAGGCTCCCTCTAAATCCTTGGTGTCGTAGACCGGCTCGTAATAGATGTCTTCGTATGGCTTCTGATACGAGAATGCGTTAGTGACGAATGGGGTGAGATTTAGTGTGGGACCCATGCAGGTAATTCCATTACCTACTGATGACTGGATGTAAGGCCCTTGCAATACCTGAATGGCCTGGTTTTGCACCGAGGAAGATGACTGGGCGATTGGGTTAGCTGTTGCGCTGACGCCGCCGACGGAATCAGCAAAACTTGGCGAACCGAATAAAAGCGCAATCAGCGCTGGAAAATACTTGTAGTGTCGGTGACGCTTTTGGTTGTTACCTTCCTGTCGATTGAAGTTATGTTTGAAACTCCAGGTCCGCTGTAACTTTCGACAAACTGGAAGCTTCCGCCTGGTGTCGTCACTTTCCAGCTTGGTTTGCTGGACATGTCGAGTTGATTCCATCCTGCTTTCGTATCAGAGTCGATCTGGAATGAAGAAGGTTGCGAGCGAACGGAGATGTCACCCGAACTTGATTCAACGCCGTGACCGCTTACTGAATAAGACCATCCTGTGTTGTAATCTATCGAGCGAATTAGCTCATTGGTTTCTTGCGTGGTTTCCGTGTGAGTGGTCATCGTTCCCATGCTGAATGACGGGACGACCGGAATGGCGAGCGCCTTGCCAGCAGAGAAAAGCAAGGCACTTAGCAATAACAGGTATTTCACTGGTTGCTCCAATCAATAGAGTTCTTCTTCTGCGTCTCCCTTAAGGACAAGATCTGATGTGGGATAAGAGACACATAAAAGTGCGTAGCCCGCATTCATCTGATCATCGTCCAGGAAGCTTTGGTCGTTTTGATCTACGTCACCTTCCAGGATTTTGGCTGTACAAGTAGAGCAGCAGCCAGACCTGCATGAATAGGCAAGAGGGATGCCAGCATCTTCTGCGGCATCCAGTATGTATTCGTCGTCTTTGCAGGTAAAAGACTCGACCCCGCCTTCAACGTGAATTTTGACATTGAATTCCAGGGCTTCGTTCATAGTCTTTAGTTCTGAATCATGAGGTCGGTAACATATTGACCTGTGACCTGAGTGCCGGCCCCGCCTGCCGTGATGGCGATAGCACCGTCGTTTCCAATAGTGCCGGCCAGATTCCCAGCGATACCAGCTGCACTGGTAGTCGTATTGCCAAAGGCAGGGAGAGAAGGGATTGCGCCTGAGGTGATACTGGTTCCGGTGCTAGGCGCGTCGCCTTGGATATAGCTTTCAGTAAAGGCAAAGTTTTCACCAGCAACTTTGACTGAACCTGTCGTACCAGTGAAGCCTGGCGCAGTGCCTGAGCTATAGGCAGCGAGGCCGCCAATGTTGCCAGACGTTGTGCCATCAGTAGTATCCACATTGCTCCCACTCACTGAGTAGACACTAGGAACTCGTGTGGAGTTTGAGGCTGCAGCCGACACATTCAATTGCACTGATGTCTGGATGCGGTGAATCAGATCCGCTTGGGCAGGCAGCGCAAATAGCGAAACAGCTGAGGCAGCGGCGATAAGTCTTTTCATGAGCTTTTAGAAGTGGGATCGTCTTTCTTCTCGTTATCTTCTTTTTTCTTAGCGGGCATCACGCCAAAAGTGCTCAGGGTTCCTGTAAACACGCTGGCTATGAAAGTTGGATCAATATTCTTTTGCGGGACGCCTGGAATGGTGACGTAATTAAGCGTCAAAATTGCACCAGCCCAGCCAAGGATGACGACTCGTACAAGGGTTGATACACCCTCGTCCGCCCATTGAAATTTATCCTCTTTAGGCTTTTCGTCCTGGTCTTTAACAATGGCTTGATCGTTAGACATTCTCAACCGGCGAAGAAGCATCGAACCACGCCGTAAAGCAGCCCGAAGAAATTCTCTCCAAGCCGCAAGATGTTCACGCACGTTTACTTAGTCTTCTTTGGGAAGGCAGACCTGAGGCCAGAGAGAACCAGCTGAACAACACTATTGCTGTGCAGGCTCTTATTCATGCCAATCAGTTCACTTGCTGCCGCAACGATGACGGCAATAATTGCAAGGTGCTCGCTAGACATAGGGATAAGTTCGATTCTTAAAGTCTAGGAATTTTTCAATCTGTCAATCCTGGACTTTGCGCCTTCGGTTCGCTGTCGCAGAACTCGTCGTAGAAAGCCTCGGAAAATTCGGCAATGCCCATGGGAGTTCGATGCAGGGGGGTCATATAAGTGTTCAACCACCAGTTCCTGTAGAACCCTTCGATCTCCTGACGCGTCGGCTTGGGCAAAGTGCTTTTCCTGTTGTGACCATTATGGCGAGCGTCAGACAATTCGCAACCCACTTCTTGCACGGCGCGTGCCTAGGCTTGCAAAACGAAGCACGAAGCAAATGGTCACCTCACCCCAATGCCAGTTACAGCAGAACAGGTCGGACTACATGGCGTATCTCTACCAGTTAACCGACAGGGCAAATGCGGAGCCAGGCCTGGTAGGAACTTTCACTGGCTTGTACCTGGAGCATTGCGAGCGGATCGGGAAAGAAACAGTTGAACGGCAAGTTAGAAACTGGCACCAACAAGGAGAGGTCATCACCGCTGAGTGGGGGTTTGTCAATAAGTGAGAATTGAGCGTCAACGAAGAATGATCTCCAATCCTCAGCAGCAGGTGGCATCTGTTGTGGCTACAAGAGATTTCCTGCTCCGGCTGATTAATACCAAGGAAACACCTCGAATACCTCGCGAGGTTCGTCGCGAGGCTCGTGCACTGCTTAGACACTTCCCAATAGCAGATGAACTGCGACCAGTTCTGCAGAAAGGATTGGCTAAAGAAAGTTCGTAGAATTAAGCTAATAACTAGCCCAAGTAAGTTGTTCGATAGGAAAGCCGGCGCTGGGCTAAATCTTGAGCCCGACGTTGTTATTTATATGGGGCAAGCCGCTCAGGGCATGCCGCAAGATCCATCGATGGATCAGGCAATCGCAGATGGTTTCGCCTCGGCACTTGCTGGCGACATGGCTCACGGAGGATCAACTCCGTACAAGCCGATGGATGCAGAATCACTACGCAGGCTCAATGCACCTGGAACTCCAATGCCTGAGTCGATCAAAGAAATGATCCTTAGAAACTTGCCGAAAAAGGCTTAACCATGGCAGTACGCAAAGCTGGCGAAAAATCGAAAGAGCTTAAAGATGCTTGCTGGAAAGGCTATGAAGCTATCGGCATGAAAATGAAAAACGGCAAAAAAGTGCCGAACTGTGTGCCAATCAAGGACAAGAAATGAAGAGGGCCGCCGGAGACGCACTAATTGCAACACTGTTTGGCGGAGTACCCGCAGCAGTCGCAGTTAACGCTTTCGCTCATGACGACATGGATTACATGGCGGAGGATCTGAAGAACCTCAATCGTGGATTTGATGCGATGAGTTCTGATGCTCAGAATGCTTACATCGAAATCACAGCCAAGAACAAACTGTCGGGTTTAGACAGAGCCCTTGTAGGAGCAGCGCTCCGAGGCGAGATCGGTCCACCGAAGGGCATTGGAACCGAAGGCGATAGGGCTGTTGCACAAGCAGCGGCGCTTAGGCAGCAAGCTCCTGAAATTGCGGCTGAAGTCGAGCAGTTGAACAATATCGAGCTAGAGCTTGTTGCCACCGAAATCAAAAAGGGCACAACACCGCAAGCTGTGATTAGTGCTGAGGAACAGGGCGCCGGAGTCAGCGTAGTCCCGGCCCTGGTCGGAGGAGGTCTAGGGACCATCGCACTAGGCGCTTTGGAAAGGCTGCATGAATTAAGGACGCCGAGATGAGCGAAAAGCGAATGGCCGGCAAAGCCCTTGCCTGCCCGACTGCTACTAAAGACGTTCACGAGAACACCAAGAACCGCGACTGGACCATCAGGGAGTTCGGTTACGGGCCGATCAATCCTGATGCTCCCGACGAAAAGTTCTGGGGCGAGAAGGCTGAGCTGTGGGACACCGATATCGAGACAGCCAAGACTGCTCGCTGCGGGAACTGCGCTGTGTTCGATCAGACCCCAAGGATCATGCTGTGCATTCAGAACGGGATCAACGTCCAGGGTTCAACAGATCCAGCAATGATTACCAGCGCTGCAAATATCGGCTACTGCCAGCTGTTCCATTTCAAGTGCGCAGGCGCTCGTACCTGTGATGCCTGGGTTCACGGGGGTCCGATTAAATGAGCAAAAAAATACGCTATGCAGGCGAGGTCTTCGATGGGCTAAATAAGCCGAAGAAAACCCCTGGCAAGAACAAGAAGTTCGCTGTCTTGGTCAAAGACAAGAACGGCAAAAACAAGATCGTGCGCTTTGGTGACCCGAACATGGAGCATCATTCAGAGGGTGGCAAGAAAGGCTCCGGCCACGGAGATGCTAAGCGGAGAGAGTCGTTTAAGGCCAGACATAATTGCAGTGAGAAGAAGGACAAGACCACGCCTGGCTACTGGAGCTGCAACTATTCCTGGTGATTCATGAATCCAGCCAAACAGCACAAGAAGCTGATCAACTTGGCGTTACGCGCTGAAAAGTGCATGACTAGGAAAGAGGCGCGTGAACTAATCAGGAAAGCAGATAAGGCCTATAAGAAGTTGGATAAACTTAAATAACGAATAGCACCTCAAGAGACTGCATCAATAATGATCGACTACAGCGTATTTGACAAAGCTAATGCAGCATATGAGCGTGATGTAAATGCTCAGTTAGCCAAGAAGGATAGAGAGAACCCCGGCTGGGATAAAGAATTTATGTCAAGGTTCACCTTCAAGCAGGGGGTGATGGCAAAACATCGGGAAGCAATGGATGCAGGCAGGCGAAGGATGTATGAAACATCGCCTGGTGGCACCTATGACAGCTTTATCGAGTACAACAACCCGCTGCGGTCTCCTGGTGATACGACGAACCCGGTCAAGTACATGCAGCTTGCACATGCAGGCAATAGCGAAGAAGATATTCGCGCAATGGGTTATACGGGCGAAACCCCGGAACATCTCAAAGGCAATAAAGGCAAACCAGGTAGCTGGAGGAGGTCCAAGTACAGGCCAGAATCAGCTCAAGGCAGTGATTACTTCAACACGCTCGCCAAAGATATTGATATGCCGATGGAGAACCGTATCGGCAGGAATATAAAAAAGGCGCAGAAGGAGGATCCCTCCTTGTTCAAGCCCTCGGGGACGATGTATAACTTGCCAACCCCTGGCACTCCGAGCTATGGACGTCCTGGTACTTATGACCCACAGACGTCGATCTTTACGCCAACGGATGGATACGGGACAGGCGGGTTCCTAAGCGAAGGCCAAAAGCAGGCCAGGGATCCACATCCCGACGTTGTAAAAAATCAAACTATCGCGTATAGAAATAAAAACATTGGCGGACCTAATCAGGCCTACGAGAAGGCCCTTGAAAAGCATTTTGGTGCGATCAAATCTGGGCGAATGCGTTCAAATGCTGATTACATGAATTTGCCAACACAATGGTATGGCCAGGAAGGATCAGAAAACTGGTATCCGAATCCGCCTGGATGGAACGATGGCATCACCCCGGATATCAAAATCCTCGGAGATGGGACAGGAAGCAGAACTCAGGCTCCTGGAGCATCGGCTGATTCCATCAAATCCGCATACCTTGGCGCAAGAGAAAGGGCAACTCAATATCAAGCTGAAAATCCCACAGCCAATACACCTGTAGCGCCCGTAGCCGGAGAGGTCGGGGCAGGCAATGCAATGGGCAGAGCAGCTGCTGTTGATCCGATAGGAGCAGCACCAGCTCCAGGAGACGCTGACTCCGGCCCTGTGGTTAAAGCCATGAATCAAGGAAGCGGATCACCTAGGAGCAGCGCCAGATCTTCTCAGCCCAGAAGGAGCCAGGGCTACCTAACGGGTGGATCTTCGCGCAAGTACTACGCCGAGCGGTTCTCTTGACCTGGGCAACTGTTGTAATTGCGTGGTGCGCCTTCGCCGTCCTGGCTTGGCACGCATTCGAATGACCATGTGGCTCTTAGCAGTGATCGCTGCGTGCTTAGCGGCAGCGCTTTTAGTGGAAGTGTTTGATGGGCCGCCTTACTCGTGAGGAAAAGTCGGCACAGTCCCCTGCGAACTACTTGACCGCAGTAGGGGTTTTAAGTACAAAGCTAAGTACACTGGCCTCTTTGCTGAACTCAGACACCAGCAGTACCAACCATTTATAACGAATTGCTACCACCTTGGGGTAGTAGGGGTCGTGGGTTCAAATCCCGCCGCTCCGATGTCAGTCAGAGGCTAAAAGCCCAGTATTTGCAGGGGATCCGAGAGGGTCCCTTTTTTGTTGGTTCTCCTGTGTTCCGGCACATTCCGGCTCCAAAACATGGGTTTTAAGACGGTTTTTAAGTACACAGCTGCAGTGAGTTTGGGGCATACTCGGATCAGCCGAAAACCTAGTGATGGACAGAAACTGGGTCAGCTTCCTCAATAAGAAGCTGGATCGTTGCAAGATCAAAAGCCTGCCTGATCGACAGGCTGTGTACTTAGTCGCCACACTGCCCTGCAAAACCGAACCCGACAAGCGCAAGCAGCAGCAGATTCCGACAGGTCTGAAGGCCAGCGATTTAAGTACACCTGATAAAGCCAAGGAGCTGGCGTTCCGCCTGGACGAAGAGCTGTCGATTGGGACCTTCAGCTGGAGCAACTGGAGCAAAGACAAGATCGCCACCAAGAAAGGCAGTGCTCCACGGGACTCGATCCTGTTCTCAGAGCTGTGCGAGGCGGTCGAAGCACGCTTCGATGCCCATTACCCAGGCGAGCCCAAGGCAGGTGCGGGCATCTACACCGCTAAGTACAAACCGACGATCAGCCTGTTCAGCAAGCTCTACGGCTCTGCTGATTTGGGAGCCATCTGCCAGGTGATTCAGGAGATCGAGTCACCGAGCAGTCGACAGAACATCGGTTCAATCGTCTCGGTCACCCTCGATCACATGGGACTGAAGTGGGATAAGCAGCCTCTGTTCGACGCCAAGAAGGGATACAACAAAGATCAGCTCAACGAGAAGGACATTCCCGGCGATGACGAACTGCTGGCTATCTGGCACAGCATCAAAGATCCACGCTGGAAATGGGTGCATGGCATGAGCATGGCCTTTGGCACCAGGCCCAGTGAACTTCTGAGCGTCGAGTTCGAGGAAGAGGTGATCAACGTGATGACCTACAAAACCAAGAGCAAGCCTTACTTGCGAGAAGCCTGGGCGCTACCGGACGAGTGGATCGAAGAACTCGATCTGCGGGAGATACACAAGCCCACCTGTAGTCGCTTGAACATCGCCAGGCAGTACTCCGATTACATGGATCGCAACAAGCTCAAACACTGGCCGCTCTACAACTTGCGCCACGCCTATGCGATCCGATCCTTAGTGCAAGGCATTGAGGTCAGCACTGCTGCAAGGCTGATGGGTCACTCAGAGTCGACGCATAAAAAGCACTACCAACTGTGGATCGATAAGAAGCACATGCGGGCTATGCGCGAGCGTCAGCGGGACAAGTTCAAACGCGCCTGAGGTACTGATCCATCACACGTTCACGGTGAAATCTGTAGCGAGGCCTCCTGGCGGTGCCGACATTGCGAAGCGCTTCGCCTTGAACCGTTCCCTCTGCAATCAGATTGCGGAGATGTCTGTCAGAAATACCTAATAACGAGCAGGTCGTCCTGGTGTCGAGCCACTGGCTTGACTCGTCGACGCTGAGTTTTGCCAGCACAGCATCCAGCTTGCTTTCGAGGCTTGCTATCCGTAGCTGCAGGGTCTGATCCATGGAGCTTGTATGCCTGGTCACGCAAAGTAGCGACCATTCCGGTTTTGTCTTGCAAGACAGATCACGCAAAAGCGACTAGCGTGGTGGGGTTTCAAACACACCTAGGCAATCATGCTTAAAGCTCTTGCTCTTGCCGGCGCCCTCGCCACTGCAACCGCATCTGCTGGTCCCGCTCTCGCTGACGGCTTCTATGTCGGCATCGAGCGTAACGATGGTTTCGTCGGCTCAGACCACAGTGGCTCTATTAACGAGGCATTCGTGGGCTACAACGGCTCCATCGGAGAGGCTTCCTACTACATCCAAGGGGGGCCTGCATACCTGACTGCGCCTGGCGTAGACGGGGAAGGCGAACTCAGCGGGAAGATCGGTGGAAGCGTGCCGATCTCCAATAAGCTCGGAGCCTACGCGGAAGCGTCGTTCGTCACGGGAGACGTCGAGAACGGCTACGGCACGAAATTTGGAATGATTTATTCGTTCTGATTTTGTAGACAACGAAACCCCCTGGCTGGCAACAGGGGGTTTTTTAATGCGTATGACACAGCAGACGCAATGCATGCTATGGTTCTCATGTCGGCCTTTTAAGCGAAGTGAGTCGACACGGGAATGCGCCTCTCTTGAACACGGACGGCCTTCCTTCGTTAGCCGGGAACCCACCTCCCCGGCTTCGAATTTCTGAACAAGTTCTCAGGCTAATAAAGATCGAGTTGCCGCAATTGTTGCTCACTAATTCTGAGAATTAGGGTTGCTTCAGAGCGAATAAGCCTATGACGCCGGAGCATCCTGAGTGGTACTTGATCACTCTCGAAGACCTCCAGCCAAGAGCTGCAGTAAGGCGATACAGGCAGGCCATTAAGGATGAATGGAATGGCTGCTGTGCCTACTGCGGACGCTCAGAGGATCACGACGGAACCCCGTTAGAAATGACACTCGATCACGTCATCCCACGCAGGTGGGGCGGGGATCGATGGGCAAGGCAAAATCTGGTCAGTTGTTGTCTACGTTGTAACCACGAGAAGGGCTCGCGAAAAGACTATTTAGCATGGTGGCAATCCACTTCTTGGTACTCCGAAGAACGGGCGAAAAAGATTCTGACCTGGATCACTCCCTCTACAGAAATTTGGACAATTGGAGAACAGAACAATGGATCGCCTGAGCGAAGAGCAGCAATTCATCCTGAGAAGAGTAGAACTAGAAGCAAACGAGCTAAGTCGAGAGGAACTTGTCGAAGCCTTGCTGGCCTCTTGGGAGGTGCGCTTCAAGCTCAAACAGCACTTCATGGAATTCAGCAGAGATGCTGGGCTAGCCTTTCGGTTGGAGGAAGCCAGGAGCCCGTCAGCGCCTGAATCGTTAGAAGATTTAGAAGAGATATTTGGCTACGAACCAACAGAACAAGAGACGATGGATTATATGAAGAGCCTGTATGAAAATGCCACAATGGAGTTGGATATGGACGAAATTGTATTAGGTGGCGATCAGTAATGCCGAGGCTTAAATTTGATCAGCTTGAGCAATTAGCTCGTGAAGCTGGATTCGATCCCAGCGTGTCACCGAAGATGGCTGCCATCGCCCTGGCTGAGTCAGGCGGTAATCCTAGAGCTCATAACCCACGCTACCCAGACAACAGCTATGGCCTGATGCAGGTCAACATGCTGGATGAGCCTGGATATCAACTTGGTGCAAGTCGTCGCAAAAGATATGGGTTGAATAGCAACGAAGATTTATTTGATCCAGTTACTAATTTCAAAGCAGCAAAAGATATCTACGACAGTCAGGGACTTGATGCTTGGGCGGTACACAGCAGCGGTGCCTATAAGAATTTCCTGCCAAGCAGCTTCACGCCATTGCAGGGGCAAAGCCAATCATCCGTATCACCAGAGGCGGGAGGGTTGCGAATGGCTGCGCAGGATGGAGGCCCACTGGCTTTGGCAATGGCAAACATCAATAAAGAATTTGGACTGACAGAAAAGGCTCAAACCAGTCCCCTCGCAGCAGCTATGAATAACGTCAATAAAGCCTATGGATTGTCATCAGCTCCAGCAGCTGCTACCGCCACGTCTCAAACCATGCCGGTTAGTACTGGAGGTGGAGTGGGAATTGCAGATCTCGGACGCGGACTACAAGGCATGGGTTTCAAAGTTGCAGAACATCCAGAGTTTGGAGGAGTAGGCAAACACTCAGACAGATCACACCATTACTCAGGACATGCTCTCGATCTGACAATCCAGCCAGGGTCTGAACTGCTTGCAGGCAGGCCAGATTCTGATTGGTTGGGATTGACCAGTGAATACGGAGAGGCGCTAAGAAAAAGATTCCCGAATGCTGAGATCTTCCATCCTGGGTATGACCCGGTTGGCGGACATAATTCGCATATTCATATCGCCTTCCCCGGTGGAACTTACGGGTAGTCGTTACATTCGAGAAAACATAGGTTCTGACCATGGGATCAGTCGCTATTGGTGCTCTTGCTGCACTGATTGGAGTACTTTCAGGCCAAGGAATGTGCGCTGTAATTCGCAGCGGAAAACTCAGCAAGCGCATTGACCAGATCGAGGGAGCAATGCCTGAGCTGATTACCAGGGTGGAGGTTCAGGCAGCCTTCCAGCAGGTCGCCCAGGTGGAGGCGCAACGCTTGCAAGTCGAGCAGCAGAAGACAATGCAGCTCAAGCAGGCTCGTCAGATCGCCGCGTTCGGTGGCGGTGAGACGCCTAGCGAGATGAACGCAAAGATCAACGAGCAACTTGCCGCCCTACAGAGCAAGATGAATCAAATCAACTCTCAGTACAGCGCACAGGGCTGATGCTGACCGAAATTTTTCGGCTCTTCCCCAGGCAAATCGCCAAGGGGAAAATCAGTGATGACCTTTTGAAAGCCCTGCATCACAAAGCGGATAAGGCATTCACAAAGAAAAACACTGGCGATGCTTCAGATAGGTTGGCCGGGAGACTAGAGCAACAGGTTTGGTTCCCACTAACAGATCCAATTGCACAGGACTTAGGCAAAATATTGGCTAAGTCCTGCGGTCACTGGATCCAAGAAGCGAAGACTCAGTGGGATGAAGCAACAACAGAGATATGGGAGAAGCCCTTCGGCATCGAGGTGTATGAACTGTGGTTCAACAGACAGCTCCCTGGCGACTTCAACCCTGTTCACATCCACGGTGGAGACTTTTCAGGAGTCTTGTACCTGGATGTACCCGAGTCCATCGAAGACAGCGAAGGCGTCGAGGGGATGCTCGGAATCCATGGGCCTGAGTGCTACAACCCCATGACTTTCCAGGTTGGAATGATCCGTTATTTCAAACCGAAAGCCGGTGAGTACTACGTCTTCCCCGCATGGCAGCCGCATTCAGTGATGCCATTCGACGGCCCTGGTGAGCGATGGTCGATGGCATTCAATGCAAATATTTTGAGGAGCTAAATGTCGCAAGCGCCATCGTCGTCGTTATGGATTTCGACGAGGGCAATGCGCTCTTCATGGCAACCGTCTGAGTCGCACCACTTGGTCATCATCCCGTCATGCTTAGTGAATGCCTGACCGTCAGGACCAGTGAAGCGATCATCAGTGCCCCATTGATTGCGCTGATATTCCATTAAAAATATCAGGCAGCAACCAGCATGAGCCAGGTGGCTAAAGCCGGTCTCCTTGTCCCTGTCTTCGCCACGCCACCATGCAAAGATGTGCCGGCAAAGAGCGGAGAAATACCGACCCCAGTTTGTGCCACGACACCAGTTGTTGGCTTCGTATTTGTCAGCCCCAAAAGCAAGAACGTCTGCAATTTCTCCTATGGATTCAAAGGGGATAAGGTCGTATCGCGTTTTAACCGCCATAGCGATTTTGCTGTTGGATCTAGGATAGTGGGGCTATCGATTAGAAGTCAGTGGATAGAAGATATTCAGGGATGCGTTTCTACAACGGCGTAGCTGTGTCGAACAAAAGTTCAGACGCAGCCGAGAGACTCGTCAATAAGTATCTTTCTAATGTACGCAAAGCGAGGCGGAAGTCAGAGGACTATGGCGGCAGTACTGGCGGCAGGAAGACAATCGATAGAAACCCAGGACTAGCAGTAATCAAGCAACGCAGTTCCAACATCGGAGACTTGCGTAAGGTGTTTAATCAGGAAGGCACCGGCAGGTTCGGAGCACGCAAAGAAGCATGGATTGCTAAGCAGTACGATCCTGACGTCAGGCAAGCAATGGAAGACCGTCAGTCAGGCAAGGATAAAGAAGAGGGCTCACCAGGCGTCACTGTTGATCCTGTCTGATTAGGTGCATTGACAAGCTTGTGAAGGCGGCACTTCTCTTCGTGGTAGGCCCCATCAATCTTTAGATGAATGGCATCATGAAGCCATGGGACAAACCAATCGCTGACCGGAAAGCAATGTTCCCAGTTGACGGGATTGGCACAACCAATCACAACCGTCGCAACAAATTGATTAATGAAGTGAATTAACCAGTAAAGGTCTGTCACTCGTCAGGCAAATAAGCCTCAACGTAGCGACGTGAAATTGGCGTCACGGCTAGCTCTGTCTTCTTTTGGATTAGGCGCACAAGATCAGTTGCCGAGTAATCCTGCATAGAAAACAAACAAGCTTTACCCATGTTCCAGCGTTCATCGCGATCGGTTGGATCCCACCAGCGAGTCACTTTGAATGGCGTGCTTGTGAGTGGTCTGTAATCAGGCAAGCTTTGATGAAATGTCTGAAGCGAGGATGCCAGCGCGACGATGTTGTCAAAGATGTCGCGATCAAGCTCTTGCCTTTGTTCAAGCACATCGGGCAGAGCGTCATTCCAAGTAAGCCATGAGTCAAAGACTATGGACCGAAAGGAGTAGAACACCTCGCCCGATGGAGTAACGAACTCATCAAGTTCGTCCTGAGAGTATGGGAGAAACATTAGTCGCGATAGTTGTACTTCTTTTTCATGCCGAGCTCGTAAGCCTTCTCCCAATCGCGCTGCCCGCTTTCCTCGTTGAACACGACTGAGCCGATGGTGCAGAAGGTGTTCTGGAAGCGAGAGAGCTTTGTGTGAAAGCCTTGCGGGTCAACAGGCGGCAAATAGACGACACACGACCAGCTCGACGGGCAGATGGTTCGGAACATCTCCAGCTCGTCGTCGTACCAGCTGGGCTTCAGGCGGCTGAACGGAAAGCAGACCGGGAAGTCCCACGCCCAGGGGATCTTGGTGATCGTCTCGTTGTTGGCAATCCAAAGAACTGCCTGCTCAACATTGCCTTTGCGGTATTCACGCAGAGTCTTGTTGGCTAAGCGGCGGCTCCAAGCTGCGCCATGTGGGGCACCAACAAAAGCACGTTTTTCGCCAGGGAGTGTCCAGTCCATGGCGAGGACAGAGTCAAGGTCATGCTTGTCTCGATCAATAATGCGAGCGGCGTTAACAAGTCGGTTTAGGTCCTTAGTAGAGAAGGGATCAAAATCGATTGCACCCATTACGGCTTTGGAGGCGTCCACAAGTTTTGAAGGAGGCCCCAGGTGGACGCGGTGCTGAACACCCACTACGAAAGATCCTCAATCATGGATTGCAGTGCCTTGGTGGGGTTCTCCCTGTCGATATAAGTGCAGACAATGCTGCTGTTATCGACGCGCATTACTAATCCATAGTTGTCGTAATTCAAGTTCTTGATGACCTTGGCAGTGTCATTCATGAGGTCCATGGTGGCTTTGTCGCCAGCACTCTTGGCCTCATCGGCTACCTCCATGATGACTTCGAGCGTCTTGTATTCGGATGGACGCTGGTCTCTTAGGTCAAGACAAAGAATGCCTGGGCCGCAAGCATTCCATCCTTCATCGAACTTGCCAAGCAAGTCGCGAATGATGACCTCATGAGCAATAAGGTTGTAGGCCTTTGACTGTTCGCGATCAGCGCCAACAGCATCAGCCATGTCGCCAAAAAATTTGGCAGCAAGCTCTTCGCGTGAGGGGCGAGTTTTCACTGTTCTACCTCCATGACGATTCGGTCAAATTGTTCAATGACTTTGTCCAGCACAAGCTCTGCCAGGCCTGACATCCCGCGAATTTCGCAGTACTCAGGATGGTTATCGAGCGACTCGTTGAATGCCATCATTTCTCCATGGGAAGCGATGAGCATGGCCAGCATGTCGTTCAAGTCAGGGTGATCGCCGCAGCAGTCCCCATAGAGCTTGAGTATCTCTTCGTAAGAGACTTGATCTTCACCTTCAAGTTTCATGTCAAGGAGCCAGTAGTGCTTTCTTGTGGCGGTGTTGCTGATACCAAGACCAGATCTCAGGGACCCAGCGATAAATCTGGAGCTCAATGCCGGTCATCAGTTGTCTGACTTCGAGCTGTGCATCCTTCTTGGAACGAACGTCACAAAGGTGCAGCCAGAAACGGAGTGATCCTGTTATTAATCCGTGCTGAAGGTAACTTGTGCAAAGTACCGAACGAGCATGCTCTTCGGAGGCTCCCATCATGCGAAGACGTGAATAGTCAATCGCTGATGAGTAGCAGATAGCTAACTCTTCCTCGCGCTGCTCCTCGGTCCACTTGTACTTATCACCTTGACGATCCCAGTAAGTCCCAGGCGGGCGAACATAAAAGACATCCTCTACATCAAGCTCGCGTATTGCGACCTTGTTAATGCGCTCGCCTGTGTAACGCATTGACTGATAGTCAAATGTGCAGCCGACTCGGTGAGTCCTGAGCTGCATCATTGTGTTGTGGTCAGCTCGAACCATCAAGCTGAGCGATGGATGCTCAAGAGGTCCCCAGTGACCCTTATTACCTTTGAGTAAACGGTTGCAGGCAATAACGCCAGCTTCGTCTTCAGGTAGCTGAGTCGGGAATGGAAATTCTTCGCTGTAGTCAGCGTGCAGAGCATTGAAGACAAGCCTTTGAGGAAAAGGCGATGCGTCAACAAGCTCTACTTTGAAAGGCTCAATCGCGTGTGCTTCCAAGACTCCAGTTCATCTGGAAGCAGCGTAGGGATCTAGCACACAGAGCGCATGACATGTCTTGCAAAGAGTTGTTAGCGCTTTATGTAGGAAATATGGACTAGGCGTCCTTGATATAGCCCACGTAGTGATCGGTGAGTTCCCGAATATCGCCCAGCTCAGGGACCTTGCCAATGAATCGATTTAGGTGAAAGATGCCGCTCTCTCCTATCTCTTTAGCCGCAAGCTTGGCCTCCTTTTCTTTCTGAGGTAGGTAGACCTCTTGGAAGTATCTGTTGGCATCATTGCCAAAATCAATAGCATCCTTATAAGGATCACCTGAAGACTTGTCCCCGGTATTCATCGTTGCGATGGGAACGTAATTTTTCCCACCGGGCTTACCGTCTGCGACTTCCTGGGCAAGGTCTTGCACGGCCTGAGATGGCACAAAATCTGTAGGAGCCTCCTCAGCGGCGGGAGCAAAACCACTTCCGTCCCATTGGTTGAGGATGGCGCCTCGAATGTCACCAGAGCTGCTCAAGTTTTCACCTTGAGAGCTGTGATCAACCTCGTCTGGATGGGCTTGCGCTGCATGGGCTGCAATCAGATCCTTGTTTGAGCTCATGCCCATATTTGATCTACCGATGTAGACCTCATTTCCCTCTGCGTCCTTGCCATAAATATCGTGCTCGGTTCTACCAGGATTGCTCCTGTCCAAGCCGTACTTAGCGGCAAGCTCTTTGATGTCGAATTGCCCTTTGCCCCATTGGCCTGAGGCATAGTTTGCGGCGCTACCAGTTCCAGCCATGAGTTGATTTAAGTGTTGTTGATTTTGTCAGCGTAATATTCAAAGGCTTCCCGTGGGTCTCCCAACTCAGGCACTTTGCCGATGAAATTAGTGAAGTTGAACAGGCCCCGCTCGCCAATCTCTTTGGCAGCCAGTTTGGCCTCATTCGCTTTCTGAGGTAGGTAGACCTCTTGAAAATACTTGTTGGCATCATTGCCAAACTCAATGGCATTTTTGTAGGGGTCACCTCCTGTCTTCATCCCAGGCATGGACATGATTCCACTCTGGCCACTCTGTCCAGCCTCGACCTTGCCAGCAAGATCTACCAGGTCATCTGATGGAACAAAGTTTGGAGGTGCTTCATTGGTCGGTGCTGGTGTTGCCTCTGGTGTTGCTTCTGGCTCGTTTTTCTTGGCTTGGTAGTTCGTGACATAGTCGAACATCTGACGAAGATCATTCTCAGAGTCGACGTCTTTAATTCCAATATCTTTTCTTACACGGTTCCAAAGCTGCGAAGTATTGACATCGCCGTCGTGGCCAGGCTTGCCTAAGTTCTCCGTGCCGGTGCGGCTGCCGTCGTATCTTGAGAAATCAATTTGATTTCTAAACTCGGGCTGATCACCTGCGCTGTCATCTGACATCCAGTCGTCATACGCCCTGGCTTCCTCGCCATAATTTCGAGGCTTCATTTGATAGCCTCTGTACACAGAGTTCCTAAGTTGCTCTAGTTCTTTTGGAGTAAAAGCAGCAGAAGACACCTTTGATAAACGCTATTTCGTATTGTCAGTCTAACTTTCCTCATCCATTAAGGCAGACCGAATTAAATCATCTAACATGACCGGCTTATCGGACGACATTCGAAAGTCGATCCAAAGCTTGTTTGCCTTTTGGATTTTTTCGAATCGCTTGAAGTCTTTATCTCGCGTGGCTTCAAGGAATAGTTGAGTGTCGTGCTGGAGTTTATTGGAGCTAAACTCAAGATCAATCTTGGTCATGTGCATATTGTGGAAATAATGCGGCACGCCTCTGGCTCTGAGGTGAAGTGGATTACAGCATTGGTTATTGCCGCAGATCGGCTTAATCGGCAGTCGTCCGACGTCACCCCAGGAAAACCAGAACGCAACGCGAGGGGCTGAGTACTGTCTTGCAGCTCCCCAGTGTCTAGGAATTGCGAAGTAAGTTGAGTTGGACTTGGAGTGCTTGTTGCCGCGCCAGTTCCAGCATTCTTCTGGCTCGCCAATTTCAACAAACGACCAGAACTCAAGAAACCGTCGTCGATACTTGCGATGGATCTTATGAACGTCGAGTGTCAAACGCCCTTCAGTTAAGGCGGAGACGCAACGAACACAAGAATGGCTGTCGTCGTATCTAGGGATCCTGCCATCTCGCGAACCCAGCGAGTGATCATGAAATGGGCAGAGTGGCCCACCCTCGATCCTTGAATGGAGATCAGGTGGTATGGGCCACTGAGCCATGTCGATACATTCTCTAGCTGGAATTTATCGATATTTATGCGGCATCATTTTTGACGCTTGCATCATCATCGATCTTGCGCAGCCTCATGACGTGATGAAGGCATGGGCTTTGAAGTTCATCCCAGAGGATCATGGCGTAATTGATCACATGTCCTCGTGCATCTCTTCGAGGCACAATCTCTTCGACTGTGCCAACCCTTCTATTTCGAATGATCCTGGCGATCTGTTCGAAGTTGGGGTGATCCTTCTGGACGCAATGATCGAGATTCATCTTCGGCGCTTCGATTACACGATCGCCAACAGCTAGCCGCTTGGTAGCGCGAGTGGACTTACTCATGCGGTGTTCAGGGGAAAACCCTTAGGAGGAACAAATTCGCCACCGTGAACCACCAGCTGCTCAGAGCTTGGGCGTAATTTCACTTGGCTAGTTGGCCAGTCCTCGGTACGCGTGCTGCCTTCGAGATTGACTGAAACCAGTCCTCTCTTCCAGCCTTTTGTTGAAGAGCCGACCACGAAGCCTGCCTGGCCGGTATTCCGGTGGATGACACGATGGCCGATTTTCAACTCTGACACGAACCAAGTCTTTCAACCTGTATGACAGGGTAGTCAGGTTTATTGATTATGTCTGCTCCGTTTCCGCTTCTAATGGATTGATTGGCCCTGTCATAGGGATTCGATTCACGGAGACGCCAGCCTCGATGAACATCGTGCGTGCTAAATCGAATGAGTCTTGCCAGCGCTGAGGCTCAACAAAGTCAGGGACAACGATCTTGTTGACGCCAGCTTGAATCAGCATCGACGCGCACCTGGAGCATGTCATCAATGGCCAGACGTACATGGTTGCACCGATTAAAGAGACTCCGTTTTGTGCAGCCATTGCAACGCAGTTCATCTCTGCGTGGACAGTCATCTCAAGCCTGGTGTCTCTGTTCTTGAGACGTGCATCAGAATCATGCACACCAGCAGGTAAGCCGTTGTAGCCCTGAGCAAGAATGCGTCGATTGCGTACAGCTACGGCGCCAACCTTGGTGCTTGGATCTTTGGACCACCCTGCAAAGTGTGAGGCAATGACAAGAAAGCGCTGATCCCAATGCTTTGGAGGCCTTGGCGCTCGAAGATTGTCCATTGATCTATTTATTTAGAATGTAACTGTCAAGAAGGGTCGTCTATTCATGCTTGAAGTCGGCGCCATTATTGGCGTTGCAGCCGTTGGTGCTCTTTGGCGAATGGCCTTTGAGCAAGGGCGGATGCAGCGAGGAATGGACGCCATCCTCAAGGAAGTTCAGATGCTGCGCACCGACCTGGGACGAGAGGTGGGGCAGCTATCTGAAAGATTGAATGATCACGAGATCAGACTGCGTAATCTGGAGAATCGATAAGGCGAGTCCTTACTTCGAGTTCTTCCTTGCTGATGTTCCAGCGATCGAGAGCACGACCCACCATGCGGTGTAGATCGGCTTGCTCTTCGTCTTTCAGGACTTGATCGCACTGACTGAGTAGATGATGCGTTGGCTCTGAGACAGCATGCAGAGCCATTTCAAGGATCTTGCGCTGTGTCACTGCTCGGTTTCTCCTGCGCCTGAGCCAACAGTGATCTCTTCAGTGAAGGATCCAGGCCGAAAGCCCTTATTCCAGATCTTGAAGCAAGCGCTGTTGAGCTGTTCTCTTGTCATCTTCCAAGTGATCAGCACATCAGACAGATCCTTCTTGAGGTCGTAGGCACCGGGGAAGCCTGAATACCGAACGAAGAGCCTGCCGGCTTGAGTCAGGTCATCCTCGGTAGGCCTGACTGATTGCATTAGGCGGTTCACGACCAATCGGTCTGCACCGTATTGAGGGTGGTTTTGAACGCCCTGTTCCATGCTGAGTGCGCGAGTGATCAAAGGCTAAGAGAGATCTTGCAATGCTGCAGGACTATGAAGAACTCTTAATCACTGCGCCGCAAGGGGTTTGAAAGAATGCGTCGAGCCTTAAAAAGCCCATATAGACCCCTGACACGGGTAAACCCTTTGGCACGACTGGGATCCGAGAGTGTGTCATGGGGGTGACAGGTTCCCTATACCTTTTCTCAGAAATTCCTCCCCTTCTTGGTTTTACTTCTAACCAAGGGAAATAACTCCTTCTCGCAGTATAGAAGACACAGCACACAAATGCAGAAAGAGGTGGAGGTGAGGCCTAAAACCCCGCAACTATTTTCTGAGAAAAGGTTGGGGGGACCATGACACGGGGTCGGCACACCATGAGACTCATCTCAGGGAGAGCAAAAAACCCGTGCCTAGGCCATGAACAGAGGCGGCAGGAAATAGCAGGACAAGAAAAAAGCCAGTCCCTCACTAGAGACCGGCCATTAGTTAGTCGCAAGAACGTCTCGTCAGTCCCAGTCAGGACCGAGTTCATGCGGGCTGCGGTTGAAAAACGGGTCGTCGTTGAACCACATGTTCATGACCTTGCCGTCTTTCCTGATCCGCTCCTTCCAGAAGCCACGTCGCTTGAGGATGTCGCTGACTTGGTAGACCATCATCTTCTCGTCCTTCGCAGGTATATCCATCCCTTTGAAGATGGAAGCCATTAGCCAGTAGCGCTTGCCGTGCGACTTATGCCCTGGCCTGTCGAGAGTGCCGGCGTGCTGCTTGGCGCAGAACTTGCTGAGCTCCTGCTCCAGGGGGCTGTCTGAAGTGAAGCTCTGCATGTACTCATTGAGGACACGGATCTCTTCACTGCTGAAGGTGTGCACAGGGTTATCGAGATACTCCTTGTAGGCAGCAGACCAGAGGCTGTCCCTGTCGCGCTTGAGTCGATCAAGGTCAATGATCTGAATCGCAGAGTCCTTGGCACTGGGTACAACGCCTTGCACCCTGATCGGCATGAAGCGCCGGTTGCCAGTCGGATCAACGAAGAGTTCGTCGGAGTTAGCGCAGGCAGCCAAGACAAAAGAACGGCGGTAGCAGCGTTCGTTCTCGTACTTACGTGCACTGCGGTCGACAGGAGTGGAGATCAGGTTCTTCATCTCCTCTGTGTTCTTGCGCTTGAAGAAGCGTTCGCACTCATCCATGCAAGCGATCCAACCAGCATGGAGAACGTGAGGGCGGTCCTTGATGTAGTTAATGCCCTGCTGGATGGTGCTGACCCACGGGTAGATGCCGGGGTCATTCACTGATGGAGGAGTCAAGTACTGCCAGAAGGTTGTCTTGCCGCAGTTCTGCTCACCGATCAGGATCGGCATCCAGTCATGGACACAGCCTGGATCGATAACGCGAGCAACAGCGCCAATCATGAATCGCTTCATGATCACGTCAGCGAGGGAGTGACCGCAAGGCATGACGGGATTGCTGAAGTTGTCTGCGCTCACACCAAGCAAGGTGGTCGCAATGCTGTCGAAGTAATCGCAGGGGGCGACATTGCGTTGGCAGTGATCGAGGTAGTCGAGGACTGGGTGATAGGCGTTCTGCCTCCCGGCCACCAGGGCGGTGTCGTGAGTCAGGGTCTTGGGGTATGCCTTGCCGGTCCCGGCTGAGATCTGCACGTAGAGAGTCGAAGCATCGTCAATCGTTTTCGGATTGCTCTTTGGTCCCCACTCCAGCTCTTGATTCATGGAGTTGAGCCTGATGCCAGGGAAGAGGTTCCTGAGATGGGCCAGGATCTCTGTGATCACATCGTTATCAGAGGAAGGCCGACCACGACCGCGAGGAGCAGCGTCCTCTTCAGGTTGATCCTCGTCATCGAAGTCAGGCTCATCGAGCTCTTCCTCTTGGGGTCGAGCCGGTTCTGCGATCTGAGCCCAAGGAGCGTCGGAGTCGAACAGGTTCTGTGTGTCGGCTCCGTCTTGCAGGATCTCTAGATAGTCCTCTTCGTAACCAAGGAAGTCCTCGTGGCCATAGCCAGCGAAGGCAGTACCAAAGACACCGAAGGTTCCTTCTCCACTCGGCTTGAGCTCTGATGGCAAGTCCTTGCGCCAGTCAGGGTTCTCCTTGTTGGCCAGAAAGAAGAGAGTGCCAAGACCTGTTCCGCGAAATCCGTAGAAGAATTTCTCGGTGGTTTGACTGCTCTTGCTGCCCTTGCCGTGGTGACAGGCGGAAGCCCAGTCAGACCAGAAAGGGAATAGACGAGCTCCACCTGCGCGGCAGGACTTGGTGACATCGATGAACCTGTCGCGTTCACCGTCAGCCGTCGGCGTGATGACGTTATGCAGGACGTAGATCGCTTGCTCAATGGAGTTGTCATCGATGTGATGGACGTCGCATGACTCCCTGGCCAGACGTTTACGCGCTGTCTCGGTCGCATCGTCGATGATGCCGGCAGGAAGGGACGCTTTCGGCTGCCAGAGGAAGTGTTCTGCTTGATCGTTTCCGTTGTAATAACGGCAAACATCAGTGCACTGAGTGTCTCCCCCAAGTGACCTAATAAGGAGCGAGACAAGGCTCTTGTAGATCTCTGGGTTTGAGATTCGCTCGGGTAGGCGGAAGACAACTCGGTATCGATCGCCAGGCTTTTTGCCGTGGCTAGGCGAGGTGTAGCCCCAGCAGGCGTGGGCAGCGAGGGGGTGTTCGAGGAACTCTTGGATGGATAGGCCGGAGTCAATATCGACGACAGCTAAATCGGCGTAATTGAAGGCTGCGCTTAGCTTGTGGCCACCATTCATCCGCACTGGCATGAAGGCTTTGCCCTCGCTGACAGCAGCTCTCAGGTCAGCCAAGGTGCCCGATTGATCCTGGTGCTCAGCCCAGTTGTGAACGTAAGAAGACTTCCATTGGGTTGGCTTGTTATGGATCTCTGGATGCAGCATGTAGGTCGCTAGCTGCTGCTGGTCGGCTGTCATAAGGCAAGACATGGCACACCCCAGGATTATGGCTAGTGCGCGTGGTCTTGCAACGCATAAGACAAAGCAGGTCAGTGTTATAGAACACGTCTGCTACATCAATTGCGAACGAAGATGAAGCTCGCAAAGCGAGTCTTAAGGGTCTCTCCGGTATCTCCAAAAACCGGTCAAGCAAAGGATGCGACGTCAAAAATGCATCCATTCATTCCGTTTATGCAAATTGTGCCTTGTCTTTCTGGCGCTTGCACCGTTCATCTATTAAGGTTCCGAGGCAGGCGACCACCACTCCTGTTAGTCCCCCAGGAGTGCAATCAAATGAAAGACACAGCAAGCAACCAAAAGGAGCTCCGTATTGAGCGCTTCAAGTCAGTCCTGACCGAAGCAATGATTACCAACCAGTACACGCAGAGGAAGCTCTGCGAAGAACTGGGCATCACCATTGGCACCATGACGAAGTACCTCAGGGGTGCTGTCGATCCGAATCGTGTTGCCACTGAGATCCAGGCCGCATTGGCCAAGACGCTCGGCAAAACCACCGACGCTCTGCTGCATTACTACGCATCAGGCGATTACGGCTCGGAGCTAACCATGCAGCAAGTGGTGAGCTGGTGCACATCGCAGATGTCCCAGTCAGATATCCCCGTCCTGCTCGCGGCTATTTCGAGAGGCAGCGATCCCCTCTTAAAGGGAAGCAATGCTCCTGCTCTACCTCCAGGCAAGCCGGAATTTGTGTTCACTGAGGCTGACGTTGAATTCTTCAGCCAAACAATCGATGGAGCGATGCAGTTCCTCATGGACAGAGGCATCTCTCATGAAAAAGCATGGAGGCGGATTGCCTACCAGCTCGACGAGATGGAGTGCGACGAGCAAGAGATCAGCGAAATGCAAACCATGTTCAGTGGTAAGTGTGAATACAGCGTTGAATTCCTGAAAGCAAAGCTTGTGCATTACCGTGGCAAAGGTTTTGACTCCTGCCCATGCCTCAAGGCGCTGAATTCATTTGACGTCTTGGCCGAGTACAAGCCTTTGACGCAACTGAGTGAGGTGTCGAAGGCGTTATACGCGATGGCTTAGGCATCCGCTGTTAATCGCAGAATTCCTGCTGTTAATCGCGAGACACGTAAGACTCGTAGTATTAGTTCTTTTGTAAGAAGCCAAAGCGAGCATCTCGCTCTTCCTTCTCCTGCTTGCCACGTAATTTCGTGGCAGTTTTATTTACGTGCTCCAGGACTTTGAGAGTGTCTTCGACCGTCGAGCCCTGGGGCATTCGCAGGCTGATGGCATCGAACACATCAAAGAAGGCATTCGTTGCAGCCTTGATCTCCTTAGGAGTAAACGGATCCATATTCATTTGGATTCCTCCTGCTCTTCGAGTTCTTTCAATTCACCGTAGCGTCGAACTTTTTGCAGCCACTTAGTGCGGAAGCGGCCAAGTTCGTCACCGTGGAAGATAAAACTTTGGTCGATCTCAGGGGTAGACACTAGGATCTGGGCACAATCGACCGAGATGCCAAGCGTCTCCTCGATGGCCAGGGCGTAGGCAGCGAGCTGTAGCCCACACTTGTTGAGCTTGCTCCAGCCTGTAAAGTTGCTCCTGTCTGTTTTGGTTGGGAAGTATCGGCAATAGGGTTGGTTAGAAGTTTTGAAGTCGCCGAGGATGACAACATCCCCGCGAACACCGATCAAATCAGGGCAGCCACAAAAGCCATACTTGTGTGACCATACTCTGGAGATTCCGTCTTTGCCAGTGCAATAGTCCCACTCTGGCTTTAGTGGTTTCTCTGACCACAGGAAGTGATCGTACTTATCGAGGTGCTGACTTAAACCCTGCCAGAATGGCAGATAGTCTTCCGGTAGATCACCAACAGGGAGGCCTCGGATATAGCGTTCGCATGCAGCGTGAATGGCAGTGCCTCTAGCTGCAGCCTTCTCTTTACCACCTGGATTTTTTAGACCCCAGTTGTGGAGCATTTTCTTGGCATGCTCACTGGCAGTCTTGCCGAGGATGGTTGTAACCGAGGGGTAAGCTTTTCCTGGAATGTCGGTTGTGTAATGTCGAGCGCCGTCAATTTCAAAGCGGGTTGGCCCGTCCATGTAGATTGCGGCTTTGATAAAACGTAACGAGTTATCAGAGACAATTTTTTGACAATAAAAAACCCGGTCAAAATAACCGGGAAGGAAGCCTGAAAAGCGTTCTGGTTTTCTTACTGATCGGTGTATTCACGGTAGAAACCCAACCGTCGGCACCGCCGATCGTCTTCAATGAGACCCTGTTTCATGGGATAGGCACGGGAGGAAACGAGTGGTAAAGGGGTAAACCCGTCGCCTGAGGTTGCAAGGGGTGAGGCCCTTGTGAACCCACAGTTGTCAACTGCTTGCCATCCACCGCCTGGCCCCGGCAGTGTGCTGTGCTTCACCTAGGGAGAGAACCAATAGGGTTATGACTCCTTGAACGCTGTGGCACACCAAGAGTAAGACTTCTCTTACAAGCGTGCCACCCGGCTTAAGAGTCTTGCCGTATTTCAGGGATCGATTTCGGATGGTGCGTTGTCCGGGTGATCCCAAGGGTCGTTGACGTGGGCCAACACTTCAGAAATGATGTCCTTTGCCTCTTGCTCGCTGCGATAGGCAGACAACTCTTCGAGCAGTTGACGTGCCAACAGAGTTGCTCCTTTCATGAGCTCCTCGATGTTGACTTCTTCTTTGCCTAAGCGCTCAGCGAGAATGGGTGCAACGACAGAGAGATAGGCCTGAACAAATGCATCAGGGATATATCCATTGAGTGACGCACCGCCATTAGTGAATCCATTCACCAGGTGGCTGAGGTCACGAAGGTGTTCGTGTGCTTGCTGCTGATAAACAATCATCTGTCGCAGCTGGAGATTCATGTTGCGCATCTCCATGAGCATCTGCTTGTTACTCTCGATCTGCGTCAAATTCGCATTCGGATCCATGGATGACGGCTCCATCAAAAGCTTTCATAAGGTTTAGCGAGGAGCGAGTCAGTCCATCAAGGTGATTCCACGCTTGAGAAACTTGCTCATAGCCATGTGCTTCAATCAAAGCCTTGACGTCGCCTTTGCGGGAAGCCCGCTTCAAGGCGATAACTAGCATGTCGGGCTCAGAGCTTGACAATGACAACGGGATTCTCCTCATTGTCAATGTACTGATATTCGAGGATCTCTCCGTCCAGCACTTTCTTGGTCATCTCCGCAGGCCCGCCTGGGGTTGTACTGCGAAGGTGTGGATGTGGACGTCTGAAATGAAAACTATGACCTAAGCGATTAGGAGGTGTCGAGTTCATGCTGGGGTGAACGACTTGATCACCGATACTGCGAAGGATCCTTCGTTTTCGCAAATCCAGTGTGTAATTAATCATCGCTAGGTTGTGTCAGATGTAGCTGGGAGTATGGGAATAGACCATCCTGAAGTAGACAACCAGAACCCGCTGGAGCCGACTGTTGGAGAGCAGTTGCGGTTTACTGAATTCAGTAAACAGCTAGAAAAGTTAGATCGGGAAGAATTACTAGAGATCGCTCGGATGTTGGCCAAGCAAGCATTAGTAATGCAGCCGTCAGCTATTCGTTTTTTGGCGCGAGAGGCGGCTCAAAACCTTGGAGCTCCACCCTCGATCGAAAAATGGATGAGGAGCGCAGAGGTCGTTCGATCAACCCTGACAGGAGAGAGCGAGAACGATTCTCGATCAAGTGAAGAGTAGCGAGTGCGACTGCCGCAGCAGGCACATTTGTGACAATGCAGGAATGTAATTTTGCGAGAGTCACGATTTTGGTTTGCGTCGCTACACATTTGCTCAGTCGTGTCGGCGTTACGCAATACAACCTCAATTGCCTTTGATTTCGCCGGGCCTTTGAAAGCTTCGGCACTCAAAGCATGACGTATCATATGTTTCGTTGGGTTTTGTCTCGCACAACCCTAAATGCGATATATGCGGAAACAGCACGAACCAAGCGCAGGGGCGGTGGTTCTTTCAATCGAGATTTAGTTCAATTATCGAGAAAATGCAGGTGCCTGTGCTATGGGCGCACCATTCTGCTGAGGTAATTGCGGATAGTCCTGCGGCACTTGCCCCCAGGCCTTTTGCATGGACTGCAAAGACGCTGCTCCTACAGGGTTTACATGGGATATGTATTCCTCTTCCACCTCGCAGACACCCTTGTAGACGCCTGTGCGGCACGCCGTTTGATGCTTGCAGGACATGCATGGAAAGCCAAAGCATGGGCGGCCTACGCGTTTGTCAGGAGGGATCTCGCACTTGTCCAAGATCGCCTGTGTCACATCGCAGGACTGGGCCTGGGTATGCAGCATGCAACGAGTGGCTTCATAAAGCACCTCGCTGGAGGTGCGATGAAACGCTGCGGCATACATTTTGAGCGCCTTGCGACAGGTCTCTGACATCTTTGTCACGACCCTTGCGTTCTTGCCTGCGTTCAAGATCTTCATGACACACTCATAGCTGCAAGACGGAGGATAGTGCAATAAAAAACCGCCCATACGGGCGGTTATACACACTGCTTCACGCTAAGTGCTTACCAATCTTCACCCATTCCAGAGGTGACCAGCTCTTTGTCAGCACCGAGAGCATCGCGCTTCATAGGAGGAAGGCCGCAGATCTTTGACTCAGCAGGTTTACCGGCGAAAGGATCAGCGCCATCGAAGAGGGCTGGGAGCCAGATGCCATCCTTTGCGGCTGACCACTTCTCCTCGAAGGCCGCAGTGGGTTTCTTCAAGGTGGGTGTCACGTTCCAGGTGGTGTCCTTCTTCTCCCCTTTGCGTTTAACGGTCAGGGTGAAGTTGGCGCAACCACTATCCAGGGAGGTGTAGTCCTCCATGTCCAGAATGGATTCGATCTGCTCGCGCACTCCTTTCTGAAGTGCAGTGACGCAGACCCAGTCCTTGCGATCCGGGAAGTAGGCAACCATCGAGAGGAAGTACTTCGGCTTGTCCTTGTACTTGTTCTCAGCTTTAAGAGCTTCGATGTCCTCAGGGCTGCTTGCGTTCTTACCGGCCCAGGTCAGACCGATGTCGGACTCAAAGTCCCTTGGGAACTTGGTGAATCGCTTTACGCGACCCTCCATGGTGAAGTACTGCCAGCCAGCAACAACGTGACCGGTGTCGAAGGTGCCGCAGGGCCTGAAGGAGATTGACTCTCCATCACCTAGGTATCTGCCGGCGAACTCCCAGTACTTGGGATTGACTTCGCCTTTGCCGCCACCGCTATCAGCAGAAGCGGACTTGTAGTCATCAGGAAAGAAGCCCATCAGTCGTTCCAGTTAAAAGGCATGTCGTTGTTGGAGGGCTGCTCGAAGTCCTCCTGGTCGTAACCAGCAGCGGAGGTCCCAGCGGCAGGGTTGGAGAGGCCACCCTTTGCTTTGTTATGGACCCGCACATTGCGGCACTTGACCTCTAGATAGGGGTTGCCATCTCGGTTCTTGCGTTGCTCTAGGCACCCATGAGCTGAAACCAATGACCCCTTAGGTGCATTGATCAGCTTGTCTTTGGAGTAGCCGTAGCCACGCAGTCGGAACCAATCGGTGTGCTCATCGCGTCCGATGTATCGGTTCACGGCCAATGATCGAGATGCGGACTTCTGGGTCTCAGTGACCTTGCTCTCCTTAGAGAGACGTCCGATCAGGACAACCTCGTTAACGAACTGATCCTCGTGGGCATCACAAAGCATGTGCCCTGTGACCACGGGAAAGTTGCCTGGGTCATCTTCTAGCGACAGATCGCCAGAGATAATTAGTCGAGCTCCGTTTGCCTTGGTAGCAAAGACCTGTGCAACCTTTGAACCATTGCGGAACCTCAGTAAAAGGTTCACCGGTTCAGGTGCTGTGGTGTTTGCAGTGCACTCCCAAACCTCTTTATCGCGAGCGATAGCAAGAGCAGGAGCGGCAGCCAAGGCAACGGCAAGAGTGCAGTAAGCCAAAGTTCAGCTGCGGAACGGACAGAACGTATCGACTTAGCAAGACTTGTCTATGTTCGTGCATGACATGGCATATTCCTTTAACCATTCCGGTACAGAAGGTATCTTTTCTGCCGATTGAGGCATCACCAACACAACGATATTGGACTCGTCGGTTTGTATTCGAAGCGGTCCACCGTCAAATGCAGAGAGAACAACAGATTCACTGAGTCCTGATAAACCTTTGAGAGCTCTCTCGACATATCGGGATTCGTAGCGCCCTGCTGTTGCGCTGACTTGGGGTGAGTTGCCCCACCGTTGCAAGCAATGACTGATGGCCTTCGCGAGTGGCGGGAACTCGCTGATGCTGCGGCTAACTCTGGTTTCTTTCTTCTCGCTGGTGGTCTTTCGATACGTGGTGATGACAGCGTTATCTTCTTCCACCCTGAGTTCTCGATCGGCGGTTTTGATGCCTCGGCACAAACGCATCAACTCTGGATCAGGAAGAAGACGAATGGTCTCGTCAGTCTTCCCACCAGGGTCGTGAGCCAAGCAAGCAATGCTGCCTTTGTCGGTTGATGCGATGAAGACACCACCCTTGGGGGCTGGACTGATCTCGACCGCTTGATAGGGAGCGAACTTCCCTGTGAATTCAGCCGCTATGGCAACTAGAGCCGAGTGACACTGCAGCATTGTCTGACTGCTCTTGCAGGTTGCATGATCCAGCCAACGTAGTCATGTTGCCAAGCCAGCGCCACCTATAGGGCATGCGGCATTGCTGAAGCCTGGCATTTGCGTATTCCATCTCGTCATCAGCAAGCATTGGCCGCCACTTCACATCAAGCGGCACACGCTTAACTGTGTGCACGAGGATTGCTCTTCTCCTGTCCATATCAATTGCATCGGCCTTACAAGCTAGGCAGAGAAATGCAGTTGAAATTGTTACTCCCGATAGAGCTTTAATAGAATACTGGCAAACAAAAGTCAGCCGACTTTGTCTGCCAGGGTGCCGTCTTGTCGGAAGAGCTTCTCATTCTTTTTTGCATCCTGAGCATTCCACTTGTCTCTCTGGCAATTGCCTCGGGCGTAATGATGCTCCTGCAAGCGGACGAATTTGAGTTTGGCGACAATTACAAAGACCTCGTCAGAGTCCTGAGCGTGCACCGTAAACTGCATATCGTTTTCCTCCAACGCCTCAAGGAGCTGCGGAGTCGCTGAGATCCTCTGGGTTTCATGCATGAAATTGCCTTCGATCTCAGGATTAGCAGCGTTGAACTTGAAGCGTTGGTAGTAGTAGCCCATCAAGCAGAGTCCTTGTGTCTGTAGGAGAACCAGTCGTCAAAAATTTGACGCCAATCACTAATAGTTGCCGTGTAGCCAATCTCTTTTTCTAGGGCGACAATAGATGCCGGTTTGTTGATCCCAGCAAACATAAGGTCAACCCAAAGATTGTTGATCGTATGCCTGTCACCGTGAAGTGAACCTTGGATAACAGGGCTTGCCTGCGTTGTAATCGAGGCTGACTGGAACCCCAGCACTGACAAAATCCCGGAGGACATCCGGGCTAGTAACGACCGTTTGCGGCGGGATGCCTGACCTGGGGCTTGTGCGGATGGTGACTGTGGGTTCCATGTGAGTGCCATGTCTTGCGAAGTTTACGAATGGTACGAGAGTTTGTCTACTGAGCAAAGCTCTTGGCATGCGTCTTTCCATACCCAACGAACTGACCAAGCTTGGTGCGGA